TAATCGTTCATGGTCTCAAGCGGGATGCTGACGGTAGTACCGAGATGGTCTTCACACGTCATGCACTCTAGACCAACACGGACGATTCTATCGTCCGTTAGTTGTACTGACGCGACTCTTACGCCCTCGTGACTTCCGTGTAGGGGACAGTAGAACTTCTTCATAACGTTCGGCACTCCATGTAAGCGGTTGGAGGAGACTGTATTAGTCTCCTCCTACGCTGATTAGGTGGTTCAGGCGTGCATCTTACTGGCCACTAGGCTCAGTAACTGCATGGTGTACATGGTGATCTGGGACCAGTATAGGCGGTATTCGGGGCTCTGTTCATATGCCTCTACCTCTTCGTCCGTTGCGAAGTTCGGTAGGATCTTCAAGGGAGTGACTTGACTGAAGATCCAGTCAGCGACCGTGGGATCATTCATGACGAACTGCATGATATGTTCGACGATGACATCTCTCTTCTCGAGCCGCTCGAGATGTTCTGGAGTAGATCCTATAGACATGTTGGTATTGTACTTTCATGTTGGAGTTGGTAGGAGTGGTTGTTTGTAGGTACCCTACTTATTATTATGAGTATTATATAATACGGTCATATGGTCAATCTAGTGTCAAAATTGGGGTCGGTCCATTAAATTTTGTTAATGATCAGGCGGCCCTACATGTCTGGCTCGTATAATAGTATGATTGGGCTTTGATATGCTAGTTGGATGTAATTGTAGTTCCTTATTGTAACCTATTGAATTCCTTCTAGTTATTACTAGTGTTTAGTTTGATCTAGTCTAAGAGTTCTATTCAAGAGATACTATGTGTTCCTTATAGACGGTTGGACCGGTAGGAATAGACATATACGTATATGCCTTATAGAGAGGTATAGATATAGAGAGATCATCTATCAACTTATCAACTCTCGTCATGCACCATAGGACTTCAATAGGTTATTTGTAGGAACGAGAAAGAGTGGCAACGCACGTGAGGAAACGGGTCCCCCGACATGAGTTCTGCCCCCGTTTAGCGGACGTGATGGTCTACTCGTTCAGCAAAACATGTGCTGCATGTCCGTCGCATGGTCCGCACGGTCGCCTAATCCAGAGGGACCTTGGTTAACACGGTTCCCTCGCGGTCCCGCGATTGCGACTAGTCATGACCGGTCCGGGGACGGCTTAACAGGTTAGACTAGTCCCGACCGGGCCCGGGCCAGTTTAAGACAAGGAAAAGGGCGCTTGCGCGCCCTTCCCTCTTAGTCTCTGTCCTTACGGCTATCCCAGTATGACTGCCACATGAAATAGTAGCCTGCGAGGAACACGAGCAACCAAGCGATGCACAAGTAGCCCATTACGCCTCGAACTCCTCACCAGGGTACGGGAAGTGCTTATCCTCATAGGCGACCTGCTCGACGTACTGGATCATATCTGCCAGGAAGTGCAGGATCGCATCCTTCTGTTCCTCCGTGTTACCATCCAGGCTACCGTGGAGCGCCTCGATCAGGTACTCCTTGATATAACCTGCCGGCAGCTCCTGGATCTTCTCGATCGTAACCATTTCGGTTGGTACTGACATCTTACATTGTCCTTTGACTGTTAAAGGAACGGGGAGGTCTTTCGACCTCCCCTCGCCCTTGTACTCAGGCCTTCTTGTAGGTCTGAGTCAGGACGTTACGCACGTGTTGGTAGCGGAGCGCTCGTCCGTTCTTCGCCTCATACCAGGGGTTCAGGATCTTCTGGATCGAGGCATTCTTGTAACCAGCGGCCGCGAGCGCCTTGATCTTCTGGGACGTGTTCATGGTCTCGCTCCAGACGATACCGTGGACGTCAGGCGCTGCAGGCTTCGGTACGAACGCCTCGATCAACTGTCCGACTGCGGTGTCGGTGGGCTGAACGAACGGCTCGGGGACCACTTCGCCCGTCTGGGTGATGGTCAGTGCGTTGGTCTTGTTCATAGTCTTTGTCCTTTGGTCTATTTGTAATCTGGCGTTATTGCCATCTTACAAATATATTATATTTGCTGGTCCTCGGTCAAATCTATAGTCAAAATTATTAACAATTTTTAATGATTATTCCTCACGGTCCAACAGTCTGCTCGATCGCTATTTTTAGTCCTGTACGGACAAACCATGGATCAGTTTTTTGCGCGTCCGAGGCGGCCCGGGCCTTAACTCTTATGGGCTTGCCAGCCCGGTCCTGCCCGGTCCGTACCGGTCCCCCCCGTTTGCGGACGTATCCTTGGCCGCCTATGACCGGTCCCGCCCGGGCCTAACGTGTTAAAAGAAAAGGGCGCCTTACGGCGCCCCATTCCTTTCAGCCCTTGACAGGCGTAATCAGGACGTTACGTACCCACTGATACCGGATATTAAGGGTACGTGCGATGTCGGCACGCGACATACCCTTACCGGCAAGATACCGGATCTTTGCGGACATCGTCGTAAGGCCCGCGACTTCGTCCTTTACGGACGCTGCGGTAACGGGGACTTCATAGTCTACGTTGTAGTCGGACATCGTGCGGTTCCTTGTGTACGTGTAAGTCATTATTAACTTACAAATATATTATAGCGCGTTGTCCTATTGGACTACAACGATTTAATTATTAACAATTTTTAATGAATAGTCCTCGCACGGTCCCCGATGGGAACAGTCTCCTCGATCGGTCCCCAGGTCCTGCACGGGCCAACCATGATTTTTTGGTTTGGCGCTCCGAGGCGGACCGGGCCGGAGGTAACCGGGCCCCGCCCGGGCCCCCGGGCTTTCTAGGGCCCCCCGGGCTTTACCGGGCCCAGGGCCATTTATGGCCCAGGCTTTCTCGGGCCCACCCCGGGCTTTACAGGGCCGGGCCCTCTACGCCCGGGCCTTTTCGGGCCCCCCGGTAGGGGCCCTCTGGCCCCCGCGGGCGCCCCGGGGGGCAACACCGCAATCTCAAAAATGAAATTAGGTAGGTAAAAAGTAAGGGTGTAACCTTTCGGTTACACCCTACCTTTTTTAATTCTTTATTGGTGTGATCAAAACATTTCTGACCCACTGGTACCGAATATTAAGTGTTTTACTAATTTGGGTCCTTGTAAATCCTTTTTGGTGTAGATATCTAATTTTTGAACTCATTGTGGTCATATTAATCATTTCTGAATTAATATCCTTTTCGGTAACGGGGATCTCATAATCGATTTCGTAACTCATTTTAGTAACCTTTCTCTTTATTGGTAATAACTATTAATTACCAATATATATTTATATACCGGTACGTGGTCATAATCCCCCACTATTTTATTAAAATTTGGTGAATTAAGGAATTTAATGTTAAAAAATCCCTTCTTTTTATCCGAAAATGCCGCGCATGGACGCCCCAACCAAAATGGCTAAGGTAGCGCAAACACGGTGGCCCAGGTGTACTTAACATGAAAAAAATGTAATAAAAAACCCTCTTGATTCCCCCATGTTCCAAAGAGTATAATTGATCCAAATAATACCCTAAGGACATGTCAACTAGTACACCTACCGACACGAACTATTGGAATCGTCTCCCCACGCGTGCTGAGATCATGCGTGAGGCTGCTAACTTCTTGCCTATCAATCACCTGAACCTTCCAGAAGGCTATCACCGCTCAGATCTCATTGATCCTAATCTCGCCTTTAAGCATTACAAGTCCCCTCAAACCCAAGATGAACTACACGATCTAACTGGGGCATCAACTCTCCAGGAAGCGCTCTCCAACTACCAACTCACTCACTCAAGCGGAGCACAGGATGTCCAGAGGAACCAGAGGCAAAAGATCCCCAAGGAAGACCCGCAGCTCAACAACAACCCACATCGTGAAGACGAGCAAGGCCCAGAAGCCCCACAAGAGCCGGAAAGGGAAGTAACCCAATCAAAACAACCCATAACGGACGATTATCGTCTTCCTAACATCGTCCTCAATCACCGTCACATTCAAGCGTCCTATGTCCCTCTCAACTATGATGAGGGGTACCCGACGCAGCCTGATGGCCGTCCATTCTGGCAAAAGCTCCCGTGTGAGCCACACGACTCCTACTTGGGCTTCCAATCCTACATTGAGCAGGGCACACAGGGGCGCCGTCAGCTCTTCACGCTCAGCCGGAACCCGAACACTCAGGCCAAGATTATCCAGCACCGTATCCAAACGAGCAATAACATCTCGCAGCTCGAGCGGGATGGGCATAAATGGTACCCGAACGTAGTCCCAGGCGCTAAGAGCGAACGTGCAGCTAATCTGGTAGGGCCCCTCGATGGAAGCTCCTTCATACCTGCAACTAACGATGAACTTACTGACTCCCCCCACGCGGTACTACATGAGGAATTTGTGGAGTGGTATTACCTATACCATTGGGAGTTCCGTGCTCGCGCTCATGATCTGTTCTATATCGACAGCATCCGCAAGTCCCGGGAAATGCTGGCCCTCCAGCTCGAGAACACCCACCACTCGGACGCAGCACGACTATACGCAAAAATCATCCAGTACATTAACCCTGACACGAGCTCGCCCGATTTCAGACCGTACTTCCTTACGGAAGACGGGACCCCCCGTTTCTGGGAGCGCTTGACGGGACGATCCGCCATTGAGCTCCTGAAGCTTGTGACGGAGCTCCAGCGTGTGTCCATAGGGCTCATCCCCAATCAACCATCAAACCTCGAAAGCCTACTAGGTACTAATGTAAGGTACCTGGCTAACCAATCACAAAGGGAGAACAAACCAGCTCGTACTCATGGCTCTACAGTGGACCGCGCTGATGGTGTGCCGAACTCACAACAAATGGACCCACAAGACCGGACGCGACGGCTAGCTATCCTCCTTGACAAGGCGAGGGCGCGAAAGGAGGCCAGCAGTGGCGATTAGCAACGACCCTCGTGGAGCCAGCGATCTCCAAGATCTCCTCCAGTACCTGACGCCTAGCGAGCTGTACGAGATAGACAGCTTGCTGGTTGACATCGCAGTCCCAACATGGACTCCGTTGCCAGGGCCACAGACTATGGCGTATGAAAGCCAAGCCGATGAGCTCTTCTATGGAGGTGCCGCAGGCGGTGGCAAGACGGACTTGCTGTTAGGGACTGCTATCCAGAACCACTGGAGGACAATCATCTTCCGCCGTGAGTTCCAGCAATTGAAGGGTATCCGTGATAGGGCCAGCGAGATCTACACGGAGAACGCTGGAGGACGTTATAACGCTCAAGACTGGGTATGGCGCTTCAAGGATGGGCGTTCCATCGAGCTCGGTGCCTGTCAGTTTGAAGGTGATGAGCAGAAGTACCAGGGACGTGCTCATGACCTGAAAGCGTTTGACGAGATCACGCACTTCACAAAGAAGCAGTACAAGTTCCTCACTGGATGGAACCGGACTACTAAGATCAACCCTGAGACGGGACAATACTTCAAGACCCGTGTAATCGCTGCAGGTAACCCCCCGACCTCGGCCGAGGGAGCTTGGGTAGTTGACTACTGGGCACCATGGCTCCGTCCTGACCATCCCAACCCTGCAAAGCCCGGCGAGCTGAGGTGGTTCATCACCAATAACCAGGGCGATGACGTCGAAGTGAGTGGTTCCGACCCCATCTTCATGACCATCAACAACATTGAAACGGAGATCTTCCCGCGCAGTCGTAGTTTTATACGAGCAAGGATCCAAGATAACCCGTACCTGATGCAAAGCGGGTATATCAGTATCTTGCAAAGTCTCCCCGAGCCACTGCGTAGCCGCATGTTGCAAGGGGACTTTGGAGTAGGCGATGACGACGATGAGTGGCAAGTAATCCCGACTAACTGGATCCTCGCTGCGCAAAGTCGATGGGCTCCGACTTATGAGGAGTACCTGCTTAAGCTGATTAAGCGGAAAGACCTTGAAGCTGTAAGCACAACCATCGCGGAAGACCCCCTGGACGCGATGCGCGCACGAGCGCCGAGACATGAGTTCTCACCCCGTTTAAACGGCGATGAGATGCCGGACCCTTCTGAGACCAAAATGAATGAGGAAGGAGAGGAGAAGTCGAAGAAAGCGCTCAGGCCAGACGACTTACCCGATATTGACATCCCTAAGCCCGTCCCTAGGAACCTTGAGGAGTTCTTCAAGCAGGCAGGAGTAGGTGTAGACACATCCCAGCTGTTCAGTGGTGACCAGAAGAAGCTCAACTACAATGCCTACGGGAATCTGGACATCACTAAAGGCTTCGATACTGACCTACCTGGTAGTAGGGATGTGGGCGTTGACGTGTCTCGTGGTGGCCGTGACAAGACGGTCTTTAGCGAGAGACGTGGTAGTTGGTTTGCTAGTCTTCGTCTTGTATCTGGCGCTGATACTCCTGATGGTCCAGCTGTCATTGACAAGATCATCGAATTCGGCTTCCGAGACTGGCGAATCAAGATCGATGTCGTCGGGGTCGGATCGTCCCCCGTCGACGTGGGGAAGCTCAAGGGCATCGAAGTTGTGGCAATGAACGGGGCGGATAAGTCAGTTGCGACGGACCGGTCGGGGTCGTTACAGTTCGCGAATTCGCGCAGTGAGTGGTTTTGGCTATTTAGAGAGGCTCTGGATCCGCAACTTGGTCTGGAGATTGCTCTGCCTCCCGATAGCGAACTGGCTGCTGATCTTGCTGCTCCTCGTTGGGCTCTGTCTGCCCGTGGAATCCAGGTAGAGGAGAAGAAGAAGGTCAAGGACAGGCTTGGGAGATCTCCTGACAAAGGTGACGCTGTTGTGAACGCGTTTGCACAGCCGGCGATCCCAGGTCAGGGATTCCTCATGTTCTACCAAGATGAACTCAAACGTGCGGAGGCTGCTGCACGCGAACGGGCTAGGCAAACCATTCGAGGTCCCTACGTCCCTAACACAAATCCTGCCCCTTCACCGCTAGATGTGTATAGGGACAGATAACATGCATGGTTGCGTCACTACTGAGCAGGTTGTGATTGTGGTTGACGCAGCACTGGGAGGCAACATCACTGGATTGAAGGCCTGGCATGCAATGAGAGAGGCCTTCAAGGACGGACGACCGCTGAGCTTACGTGAGTTCGAACAGTTCAGTGAAAACCTGGAAGATCTAGTTTGCGACCCGACAGGCGGGTTAATCGTACGCAATCTAGGCAACAGCTAACCAAAGGAGCCGACATGCCTCTAGCATACATTCACTGGATCACTGGTACCGGTGGTGGCGAGCACCCCGATAACACTCTGCCCGTACCTCAGCCCCCGCTGGGTATCTGGGGCCCTGGTGACCCGAGACCAACGAACCCGATCGTGATCCCACCTGATGCGATTGCGCCGGGTGTACCGACACATCCGATCTTCCTCCCGGTGTATCCATCCCATCCAATCGTGATTCCGCCGGATGGTCTGGCTCCTGGTGTACCAACTCACCCGATCTACCTGCCAGTCTACCCCAGTCATCCTATCGTGATCCCGCCGGATGCAGTGGCTCCGGGAGTGCCAACGCATCCAATCGTTCTCCCGATCTACCCGGACCAGGGGCTGCCTCCGTTCCCGTCTCATCCGATTGCTCCTGGCGGGCCGCCTCTCGGCATGTGGGGTCCGAACGATCCACGTCCCACACCGCCAATCGTCATTCCGCCTGAGGCTATCGTACCAGGAGCAGACGGCAAAGCACACTTGGTGGTCTACTATCAGGGCCAACGTGTGACGTTTACGGTGGAGGTGCCGGAGCGTGTTCCACCTACTGAGGCTACTCCAAAGCCTGCGTAACGGAGCAGTCCGATGCAAGAGAAAGCCATTGTCTACTTTGTCGTAGCGTGGCTCGCGTGCTGGCTAGTTGATCTCGTGATCATCGTTGCACGCGGACCAGTACTGATTGACCCGATACTCAAGCTCATCATTGTGCTTGTGTGTCTGATCGTCATACTGGTCAATCTTGGTAAGGCGGGCTGGTTACTGCCATGAACCTGCTACTGCTGATCATCATCATCGTGATCCTGTTTGGCGGTTTTGGCGGGTTCTACGGCTACCGCGGTGGTTACTACGGTCCTCAGGGCTTCGGCATCATTGGGGTGATCTTGTTGATCCTAGTCCTGGTGTTGCTGTTTGGGGGAGGACGCATCTATTGAGTGAGCAAATGCGGACAAGCGATAGGGCTGACTTGCATGAAATCCCTGTCGGCGACCGTCTCAGGAAGATCGAGGCGGAGCTCCAGCACCTGAAGATGCTGATGACTCAGGTTGTCAAGCATCTAGGGTTGCAAGCAGTATCGTCTATCGAGGCTATGATGGCTCTGAAGGACAAGGATCCGGACTGATGGCTTTCGTTGCCACCGGACATGAGAGGCTCGTCGGAAGCGTAGTGCCCAATGGGCACTGCGTTGCCTATGTCCGTGAGGTGACGGGAGCTCCGCCAACTTCATACTGGCGGAGAGGTGCTCTGGTGCGGGAGTCGAGGGGCCTCGCATCAGGCACCGCTATTGCTACGTTCGACCCCAACGGCAAGTACGGAAACCATACGGACAAAAGGTCTCACGCGGCAGTGCTGGTCGCAGTTAATACGGACGGGCTGTTAGTATGGGATCAGTGGGTCGGTCAGCCTGTTCAACAGCGTACAATTCGTTTCAGAGGTGGGAAAGGAGACGGAGGAGCAGCGAACGATGGGGATCAGTTCTACGTGATTGAGCCCGTAGACGATGGCGTCGCCTAATGGTGGCATATCGGGGATACTCGATCGCATCCTGCGGTTTATAGATAAGCCGTGGAAGGCCTTCGCCATCGGTGGACTGGCTGTACTGGCGTTCTCTGGGTGGATTGTCTATGAGCAGCGTAACGAGCTGTTTGAGGCTTGGCTTACCCCTGATCAACCCGAGCTGAAGACGGCTGACGTGCCTGATGCGCTATCCAAGCTGGCTGCAGAGACAGATGCCGATATCGTACAAATCTGGGCAGTAGACTTGGAGAAGAACTCACAATGGTTCCTAGGTGCTAGGAGGCACGACGGTGAACGTCCAGTTATACCGAGTCCACGACGCCTACCGATCATAGTTACCGGATCTGACGTCAAGACACTGATAGATGTTATGGAAGGTCACCCTACTTGCGTCAATCTAACCCCTACAGGATCTCCACTGGCTCGAAGGCTCTACGAAAGAGGGATGAAACGAGGTTGTGCAATACCAATTCCTCCGAACCCGGAGAGTTTTGTTGGGGTTATCTATCTAGCCTGGACTACTCCAGACGACTTGAGTAACGAGAACGTTGCTGTAGGAGCAGCACGTGAGATTGCTAAGAAGCTAGCTACGAACTGAACGGCGTGGGAGTTTGAGGTGCCGAGTCTTCCAGTAGGTCCTAACGGCCCAACAGGGCAAATTGTTCCCGTTGTACCAAGCTTTGTACAGCGTGTGAAGGCTGCTACGCGCTTTGTAGTAAGTGGCGTAGGTCCAAACAACTGGTTCGGTCCATGGCAACCTCTCCAGCCGTTTGCAGATCAGGGCGAAGATGCCGGTGTTAAAGGGAGACGGTTCGACTATCAGACAGGCTACAACCTCAACTACAACCCTCGTACTCAGGAGGCCATCTCATTCGCCGACCTGAGAGCTCTAGCTCAGAACTGTGACATTTTAAGAGGCGTAATTGAGGCGCGCAAGGACCAAATCGCAGCATTAGATTGGGCAATCAGGCCGCGAGAAGCGCTTGGAGAAGAGGGGGCTCCTGAGGAGCACTCGGGCGATCCTGGTACTACAACCTTCTCAACCAAAGCATTCCCTCCTACAAAGAACGGGAACGGAGGGGGCAACGGAGGTCCTCCTAACGGACAGTCCAACGGTCCAAAGTTTGGCATCCCTAGCGGTAACAAGCAGCCGTCCGTACAGCGTAGCGAACTGAATACACTGGAGTTGCCCGACAAGACCAAGAAGGACATCCGGGAAGTAACTGACTTCCTCATGTATCCTGACAAGGAGCATACGTGGGATCAGTGGATGCGCTGTGTAAATGAGGACATGTTTGTAATTGATGCGGCATGCCTCTACAGGCGGCAGACGCGCGGAGGAGAGCTGTATGCGCTGGAGCCTATTGATGGTGCTACTATCTTCCCTCTCCTTGATGCTACAGGTCGTCGTCCTACTGATCCTGGTGAGCCTTCTTACCAACAAATACTTCATGGAGTACCTGCAGCCGACTACACTGCTAGTGAGCTCCTTTATATGCCTCGCAATATCCGTAGTGACCGGGTCTATGGTCTGTCTCCAGTTGAGCAGGTTGTTGTCACGGTTAACACGGCTATCAGAAGGGCTGTCTACCAGCTCGACTACTACCTGGCCGGAAGCACTCCCGACGCATTCGTGGGACTGCCAGAAGCCTGGAACATACAAAACATCCGTGACTTTCAAAGCTGGTTTGACGGATTGATGTCAGGTAACCTCATGAATCGCCGTAAGGTGCGGTTCATGCCCGGTCAGTTCAAGTACGTGGAGACGAAGGAGCCGCCTCTCAAGGATGACTACGATGAATGGTTGGCGCGGGTCATCTGCTTCATCTTCTCAATCTCTCCTGAGCCGTTTGTTACTCATCTCAATCGTGCTACTGCTGGCACTGCGCGGTCGCGTGCGCTGGAAGAGGGTCTTATCCCTTCTCAGCGCTGGTGGAAGGGTCTGATGGATATGATTATCCGTTTTGACCTGAAGCATCCTGAACTGGAGTTTGTCTTCCTAGAAGACCGCGAGCAGGATCCGAAGGCCCAGATGGAGATTGACACTGGATACGTCAAGTCAGGGATCTACGCTATTGATGAGGTCCGGAAGGCTAGAGGCAAACTGCCCGTGGGAGGAGCTGCAGAGGAGCCTATGCTCGCTACCACTAGCGGCTATGTGCCAATTAGCCAGAATCCACTGGACGTGGCAGCAGCAGGTGCAGCAGCTCAACCTCCAGGCGATGGCGGAGACGATAGCTCTGATGCAGGCAGTGGCGACGGCAAGCCTAAGCCACTTGCATTCGGTCAGCCTAGAGGTGGTGGACAGGGACGTGTCTCACCGAAGTTTGCGGAACCTACATCCCCCGGGGCAACAGGTACTACGAGTAGTACCGCGAGGAGATAACCCATGACACCCAACACCATCTTTATACTAGCACCGCAAGCAGGATCGATCCTTACGTGTAGTAGCGGCCGTACGTACCATGCTAACGCTCAAGGGTTCCTTACGACCGAGACTCAGGCTATTCCTACGCCGGATAAGCTAGACCTACTGTCTATGGGGTGCCTGACTTATGCTGTCTCGCACGTAGGTCACGTCTGCATGATGGATCTGTCCATCTCGGGAGACCAGCCTCTTCCTGTGCGTATTCCTACGGGCGTGAAGTTCAGAGTCACTCGTGTCATGGCGATAAATGCCAGCAGTACTCCGACAGGAGTAGTAGGCAAAGTCTTCTCCCAACCAAACATGGCAGGAGTCCAAGTATGCGACTTGGCAGGAGCTGTGGGTTGTTCTACTCCTGATACAGTCGTGTCGCTACCCCTTTTGAGCGGCATGACTGCAATCCATTGGAGTGAGGGGAGCGACAACAACTTCTACGTGAACGTTGCAACTCCTGCGCCTGATGGGTGTAAAGTAGACCTGTACGTATACGCCGATATCTACTGGCCAAATATCGGTATGCCTGTTCCCGTAGCTGTCGCTGGGACAGTTTGGGACCAAGGCCGGACCACGTGGGACGGCGGGCAGACGACTTGGGACCAGCGGGCAATGAGGGAGCAGCAGGTCGAAGATCAGCACAACCAGATAGCTAAGGCAGATGAGGCTAGAGATGCTGAGGCTGCCGAGCTAGAGAAGCCAGCACCGGCGGCAGCAACAAAACCGGCAACTCCAAACCCGTCAAACACAAAGCCCGGATCACGCTAATGGCTAGCAGGATCGACCCTACGCAACCTGCATACGGCGATGCGTCTAGTCAGTCCACGCGCGACAATTTCCAGGCCGCGCATGACGAGATCACTACTCTACAGGCTGCCGTTAGCGAGGGAGGCCTTCAAGGTCCACAAGGTGTTCCTGGACCTCAAGGCATCCAAGGTGTCCAGGGAGAGCCTGGACCTCAAGGAGCTCCAGGTCCTGTAGGTCTTCCTGGCCCTAAAGGTGATACTGGCGCTCAAGGAGCAACTTCGACCGTCCCTGGCCCTCAGGGAGCCACAGGTGCAGCGGGTCCTCAAGGACTAACAGGCCCAGAGGGTTTAGCCTCAACTGTACCAGGTCCTCCAGGACCTGCTGGCCAAACTGGCCCTACAGGACCAGCAGGCTCTGCCTCTGTAGTACCGGGGCCTCAAGGTCCAATGGGTCCTAAAGGCGACCCAGGTGCGGCAGGTGCAACAGGAGCTACGGGTCCAACAGGAGCCGCTTCGACGGTTCCAGGACCTCCAGGACCTCAAGGGATTCAGGGATCTGCGGGTGCTACCGGACCTCAAGGTCTTCAGGGTGCTACGGGTACTACGGGTGCTACTGGACCTACTGGCGCAACGGGCCCTGCAGGAGCACCGCAGACGCCCTCGTCTACCGCTCCTGCTATGGACGGGGCCGCGAATGCGGGTGTAGCTACTACCTATGCTCGCGGCGATCACGTCCACCCTGTAGATACCTCTCGTGCACCAGTCGTTGGCACAGTCGCAGCAGACAATGCAGCTGCCGGTAACACTGGCGAGCAACTCGCTGTCAGCATCACCACTCCGGTTTCGCTCACCACCAATACGACTGTGAACCTTGGTTCGTTGCCTCTCACTCCAGGCGATTGGGTGGTAGCGGGTGTTATCGTCTTCACGCCTTCAGCGGCGCCCTCCGCTCTGGCTGCAGCCGTCGCTACGATATCAGCAACGTTGCCAACGGCTGCTCAGATTGCCGCCGGTACAGGCAACATGACACAATACCGACTGACCTTCACCAGTGCCCAAATCCAGACCATGCAGACTGGCCCAACTCGCGTGAATGTCAGTGCGGCGGCCACTATCTATCTGGCAGCACAGGGTACCTTCACAGGTACCTGCACCGCGACTGGCTACATGTCTGCCAGACGAGCGAGGTAAACAACCACAGATGGCCAGCAATATTGATCCTAAGCATCCTGCAGAGGGCGATGCGGAGACGCAGCCCGTTCGGGGCAACTTCCAAACTGCTGCTGACGAGATCACTGAACTTCAGGCAGCGGTAGCTATGGCTATGCCAAAGGGTGGCGGCAGCATGGAAGGGCCCTTATTCCTCGAGGCCGATCCTGCTGGAGATAACCCGCTACAGGCTACGACCAAGCACTACGTTGACGCTGTCGACAATTTGAAGGCTAACGTCTACGGAGTAACTGACGGCTCTGAGGCTCCTGAAGGAGAAGTGGGTGCGTACCAAGTCGTGAGCAACACCTCTGGCGTTACCTTACCTTCGAACGTACCAACACAGCTCTGCTCACTCAATCTCACGCCGGGAGACTTTGAGATCTGGGGCGCTGTCGACTTCCAGCCGGCCGCTGGTGTCAGCCCGAACATGGTCGCTGCATCGGTGAGCGTGCATCCCGATGCCCTCCCAACCGACGACGATCTGATGACCGGCGTAGGCATCCTGAATATGATCACGACTAGTGCCCTTACTACTGGTCAGCGTCAGATGCTTATGACCGGTCAGTGCCGCTCCAACTCAAGCACCCCTATCGACCTCTATCTCGTGGCGCAGACAACTCTTGGCGGTTCAGGGCTCTTGACTGCTAAAGGGTATATCTGCTCCAGGCGGGTGCGGTAATACAAGATAGCAAAGGACGACTAACATGAACCTCAGTGTCTTCCTGCCAATCACGAAGGTGGACGCGGTCAACCGGACGGTGTACGGGAAGTTCACCGAGGAGCAAGGTGACCGTAGCGGCGAAATCATGGACTACGGCTCCTCCAAACCCCTCTTCCAGAAATGGTCGGAGGACATGTACGGAGCATCAGGAGGCAAGAACTATGGCAACATCAGGGCGATGCACAAGAATATCGCCGCTGGTTTGGTATGCCAGCCCTTGGACTTCGATGACCACGGGCGAGTCATTGGTGGTCTCGCACGGATTATTGACGACGACGAATGGCGGAAAGTGGAGGAGGGTGTTTACACGGGCTTCTCCGTCGGCGGCCGTTACGTCAAACGTTGGACGGATCGTGATAATCCCAAGCTCATCAGGTATACTGCGGAGCCATCTGAGGTGTCTCTTGTCGACCTCCCGTGTGTACCGGGCGCTACGTTCCAGTTTGTCAAGATGGACGGGGCGTTCGAGGACCGCGCGTTCAAGAGTGCCGCACCCGCTTTAACTGACCCTCCAGATGACAGTTTGAAGAAGGGCGAAATTCAGCCTAAGGATCCGCCTGTAGGGACGCATAGGCCCGAGCACGCAGACAAGACGGGCTCCTACGTAGACAACCGTAAGGCGGAAGATCCTGGTACAAATCCAGCCACACTGAGTCCCACCAACGTTGATCCAGGGGAGCACAACAAAGATGTGGACGTGGGCTTTAGCGCTCAAGCGTCTCCTCCGGGAAACGTGCGCAAAGATGAAGCTCAGACTAACGCGGGCGAAGGAGCGGAGGGACTAGGCGGTGCGGAAGTTGAGCAGGTCTGGAAAGCGAAGGACGGTTCAACCCACACTCGTAAGGCTGATGCAATACGCCACAATCAGCAACTCGACATTGACAACGACGTCAACAAAGCTGCCAGTGGAGCTCACGCGGCTGTTGACGAGCTCCACCTCCTCCTCACAGGGAAGGCGAATAAGGCAGCTGCTAGCGCAGATCCCTCCGACACTGCGCACACGGCTGGGACCGGGACTACAAAAGTACCTATCAAACGCAACAGGACAGGGAACGGCAACGGAGATACGGTTGATACAACCCAAGCCAAGCAGGCCACAGGAGACGACGTCCCTGTAAAGAAAGACCTCTCCTGGACCGAGCAGATAGAGAAGACGCTGTACGACATCGGTCGTGTAGCCTGCATCATCGACGAGCTGAAGTGGGTGAAGGAAGGGATCTTCGTTGAGCAGTTCCTTGAGCAGGATACTGACAGCGAACTCCCAGCCCTAGCGGCGAAGGCTCTGGACACTCTGTGCACATTCCTCCTGAAGATGGTTCAGGAGGAGATAGCTGAAGTCATGTCCAACACGGATGTCCAGGAAGGCGACATGCCGTTGATCACAGTCATCGCCAACGTGGCGAAGGACATGAACGTCGACTACCGCAAGAGCCTACGACGGATCGCAGATCTGCCTGAGGCTTTCTTGGACGAGCTCAGCAAGGCGAATAAGAAGATGAGTGACGAACAGATGATGCATCTGCAGTCAGCTCATGATCATGTTGCTGCACTGAGCGGAGGTGATGCTTGTAACGGGAACGGAGATGATATGGGCAAGTTGGCAGCTGCCGATAAGGCACGCGCTAAGGTTGTCCACGATCACCTCGGTGCGATGGGTGCTAGCTGTGCTGCGGCCAAGATGGCATTCAGCAGCCACTCACCCCTCAAGAAGGGTTGGAACGACCTGACGGATGCTGATCTGACTATCGACAACCCCAACCTGCCTCCTGCAGTTCAGAAACTCATCGGTAAGACGAGTGGACTGGAGTTCCAGCTGAACAACGTAGGCACCACTGTTAGCGACCTTGTCAAGCAGGTGAAAGCATTGAAAGACATGCCAATGCCTGGCAAGGGCGTGCAGAAATACACCACGGTTGCCAAGGGGCAAGACGTGGGGAATACAGGTGACTATAGCCAACTGTCACCTGATGATCAGGCTATTGTAGCGGCGTACAACGACCGTCTGAGTAAGATGGACGAGACGCAACGGGCAAAAGAACTGATCAAGCTTTCGTTGGCTCAGCCAGTGTTTCGTGTGGAGTGACCGGGGACGGCAATCTCTCACGGACAATACGCAGTGTAACTTAACCTGAAAGGTATACGACAATGCCTGACCCTTGGAGTCAATTGGGCGGGATGTCGGTCACTCAGGAAACCCTGGCAATGATGAAGGGTTCACTGGGCACACCGACCGATCGCTTTGGACGAAGCCTGCAGAAGGGCGTAACCATGTCAACTGGTTTGACATGGTACGACTTGATGGCACCTGCGAAGAACATCTATCCTACGATCACTCCTCTCCGCAACTCGGTTCCTCGTGTAAAGCGGCCAGATCCTGGTGACGCGGCACGATGGAAGCGGATCACACAGCTCGTGGGATCCGGCTGGGATTCGATGGGGTGGGTGCCAGAAGGTCAGCGTAGCGGGACGATGTCATATCAGACCGCAAACTGCGCCGCCTCCTATGTCACCCTTGGCGAGGAAGACTTCCTGACCTTTGAAGCCGAAGCTGCGGCTGAGGGGTTTGAAGACGAGAACGCCATGGTCACCTTCCGTCTGTTGCAGAAGACCATGCGCAAGGAAGAGATTGCCATTCTTGGTGGCAACTCCACTCTCCTCCTTGGGACTCCTGCAGCAGCACCAACACTGGCAGTAGCTGGCACTACGGGGACCCTTCCCGCAGCTACTTACTCAGTGATTGCCGTTCCTCTGACTCTGGAAGGCTACAAGAACAGCTCACTCGCTAACGGAGTGGCGACATCCAAGTCCGTCACGGGCGCGGATGGCAAGACGTACACCTTGTCTGGCGGCAGCGGCATGAAGAGTGCAGCGGGCTCCCAGGCGGTGACGCTTGGCCAGATCCTGACTGCGACTGTTGCTCCCATTCAGGGTGCAGTAGCGTGGGCTTGGTACCTTGGAGTGGGTGCTGGTAACGAGACTCTCCAGGCAATCACTGGAAGCTCTCAGGTCGCGATCATCGCTCCGCTTGCAGGCGGTCGTCAGAACGCAACTGCGGTGACTGCTGACAACAGCCGCAACGCGACTCTGGGCTTTGACGGACTGCTTACTGTGGCCTTGAACGGAAGCGATCCGTTCCTGATCTCAGGTCAGGCTGCGTCCAACCCGTACGTCAACTACGTGACGGCTGGTCAGGGACTGCACTCCAGTGGGCGTGGCTCGATCAACGAGATCGACGTCATGCTGCAGTACATGTGGGATCAGTTCAATCTGGGACCGACTGTTCTGTACGTGAACAGCCAAGAGCAGAAGAACATCACGGCTGGCTGCTTGACCAGCGCGAGTGGGCCACTGCTGCGCTACCAGGCGCCTACCACACCGGGCGAAGCCTATGGCATCGTCGCGGGTGGCGTGATCGACTACTACTACAACCCGTTTGCAACGGACGGCGGTTACAAGCTGCCGGTTAAGTTGCATCCGGATGTCCCGCCTGGGACGATCTTGGGGTACTGTGAGAAGCTGCCGCCCTGGTACCAGTCCAATGAAATCCCGAACGTGGCAGAGATGTTGCTGCGACGGGACTACTATCGCGTTGACTGGCCACTGCGCACCAGACAGCGTGAGTACGGGGTCTACATGGAAGAGGTGCTTGCAGTGTATGCACCGTTCTCCATGGGCGTGATCTCGAACCTTGCCAACTCCATCACGTAAACGTCGGCTTCTACGTGATGAGGGGGTGGGTCCCATAGCCTCCCAAGCAAATGGGGCCCACTTCCACTTCACAATCACTACCACTACGGAGCGCCGAATGGCTGGTCTGACGACATTGCAGAGAATGAAGGACTACATGGGGATCCCGTCTCCTACTAATCCCCAGACGGATGCAACTCTGACTATGTTCATCAACTCAGCCAGCAGCAACATCATGGCCTACCTGGAGAGGGGCTCGTTCATCAGTCAGCCCTACAAGGACATCTTCAACGGGGAGAACAGTCAGCATCGCTTTCCCAGATACTGGCCAGTGACTAGCGTGCTCAATGTCCAGGTGGACAACATGGTCATCCCTCCTGTGCAATCTCAGCAGCCTGCACCTATGACGGCAGACTCAGGAGCTGCACCGAGTGCGGGCTGGGTATTTGAACCGTGGAACGGTATCCCTCCAGGGCGTCACCAGAGTGTGGCGTTAAACAGTTTTGTCTACCGAAGGGGTCACTTGAACTGCCAGATTGACTATGTCGCGGGCTATCTTGTGACCGAGACGTACACCATCGATGCCACAGGCGCAACTCATGTTACTCAGCAGCCGTATGGTGCGTGGATTGCGGACGGCGGCGTCACGTTTGTCGATACAGGGAATCATCTCACACCTGTTACTGTCACTCCTCCTGTTGCTAGTGGCACTTACTATCTTGATCCTCTTGTAGTAGGCGGTTACCAGTTTGCAGTGGTCGATGCAGGACGAGTCGTCACCATCAGCTACAGTTATGTCCCTGCTGGCATAGAGCAGGCTACGTGGGAGATGGTAGCTCTGAGTTACAGCAGACGCCAACATCCAGGACAGCGTAGTCGATCTCTTGCCGCACAGGAATCAGTGACGTACGATCTTAGCGGCGGCGGAGGAGGAGGAGCTCCGGGATCGGGGCTTCCATCATATGTGACTGAGGCCCTTGCGCCCTACAAGAATGTGATTCCAGAATGAGCGACTTCAACTTCAGGATTACTCTGACTGGCCAAGACAAGCTGATTGCTAGGTTCAATCAGGCCAATGTCAAGTTGGCTACTCTGCTCAGGACTCGCCTACAGACGTGGGCTAACGAGATGCGTAACCTTGCTGCAGCAGCAGCAGGGAGACGTTCTGGAAGGTTAGCAGAAAGCATCACGGCTACTGTCAGTGGAGGAGAGAAGTCAGTAGTAGTTAGGCTGCAGACTTCAGGCGTGGAGTACGCGGCAATCCAGGAGTTTGGTGGGTCTATCCCAGGTCATCAGATCCTTCCTGTCAAGGGAACTGCACTACAGTTTGCCTTTGGAGCGCGTGGATCGATAGGCGGTGACTACTTTGCCAGTGTGTTCTGGCCAGGAGCCACAATCCACGGTAAGCATTTTATCCTGGGGACTCTACAGCAACACAGAGCAGAGTTCCTAGCAATATGCAAGCAGGCAGAAGTGGATTCCCTCAGTGAGTAACTCAGTCCCCATCAGGCCAGATCTGAGGCCAGCCGCTTCACCGCGACGTGGAGGAGCCCAGAACTTCCCTCCGCCGTCACGTGAGCTGGTGATGAGCGGATTGTTTGGCATCCTGCAGACGTTGTTGGCTCCTACTGGCCCGTTCAATCTGATGAGCAGGAAGCTCAAACTGTGGGATGAAGTCCCTCCAGAGATGCAGCCAGCACTGTACATGGTTGAACATACTGAACGCGCGCTCAATGTGGGCCTGGGCCTTCCACGTAGGGCCGAGTGGGACATCATGCTGTTCATCTATGCCCGAGCGGATACCGATGAACTCCTAGGAAGTGTGATCCTCAATAACCTGATTGATGCTGTGGAAGGTGTGTTACAGATCCACGATCAGCTGGAGAATAACCTCGACCTGAACGGTAACGTGTACCGTATTTACGTCGAAGGGCAGATCCGTAAAGACCCAGGAGATCTGGAAGGACAAGCGCTAGCGCTCTATCCTATCCGGATCCTTGCGCCGTAAACACAGGAGCACGTTAAATGGCAAAGCCGCCCGATCCAAACAATGCTGAGCAGATGGCGCCTGTAAAGGACATCTCGAAAGACGCTGCTGCACTAGGTGCGTCTCAGTTAGGCGAACTGGACCCGATGGACCCCGTTGACGAGTGTATCCGTAAGTGGGAAGTCCAGAACGTCTACAATTCCATCCTCAGTCGGGACACTGAGGCGTTCAACTACCTACACTTGAGGCTCGCTGTACTCGCGAGAGACCTGAAGGCTCTGGTACCAGGCAAGTAAGGAAAGGATAAACAGATGCAGTTCGCTTTTGGTTCCGGACTCCTGTGGGGCCTCCGGACAGACGTAGCCAACGCCACTCCTGTAAGGTTTGGTGCACTCCAAGATGTCACCATTGACTTTGATGGTGAGCAGAAAGAGCTGTTCTCACAGTACACGTTCCCTATTGACACGGCGAGAGGCAAGACGAAGATTGTAGGAAAGGCTAAGCTGGCCCAGATCAGCGCGGTCCAGTTCAGCAACCTGTTCTTCGGTACCACTCCTACCGTCGGACAGACTCTGATTGCCAACGATGAGGTGGGTACGCCGGTAGCTACCTCCTATACCGCGGCCAATGGCACCAACTTCCTCTTTGACCTCGGCGTGAGGTATCAGAGCACTGGATTCCCGTTGAACTTAGTGGCCGTGGCGCCTACTGTGGTAGGGACCTATCAGGTAGCCACTGGAGGTGTTTATACGTTCTTCTCAGGGGATAGTGGGAAACCTATGCTCTTTGACTACGCGTATTCAAGTACCACGGGAGGGCAGACCATCTTGGTTCAGAACCAATTGATGGGCTTCAGTCCCCGATTCCAGGCGATCTTCACGGAGAAGTACGAGAACAACACGATGACGTTGGTCTTGTACGCCTGTGCGAGTACCAAGCTGGGGTTTGCTTCCAAGCTGGATGACTACATGATCCCCGAACTTGACTTTACTGCCTATGCGACAGGTGGTGGACAGGTTTATCAGTTCAGCACGTCACAGTAAACAGGAGGCACAACTACTGGACAGGGCCTGGAGGAGGCCCTCGTCTGAATACCCGTAGGATGCTGCCCTCCTGGCCGCGTCCCGCGACATGAGTTTCACCCCCGAAATACGGGCAGGTTGTGTTGATAGGAGAATAAAAATGAGCGGTAGTAGCACGTTAATCCTAGAGGTAGGTGAAAAGAAGTACGAGATCAAGCCAGCACCTCTGAAGATGCTGAAGAAGATCTGGGCAATGCTGCCTAAGATCACCAACGCAGCAACCAGAATGCAGGAGCTGATCAGAGATGCTGGCAGTGCTGAGAAAGCCGGCAATGAAGCGTTCATGCAGATCCATACAGAGCGGATCGACGCTATTGTAGAGCTGTTGTGTACTGCTGCAGGCATCAAGGTGCAGGAAGCAGAAGACAACATGACGCGTGAGCAAGTCGAAGACCTCACGAACAAATTCAATCAGTACCTCGGGATATCGGGCTTCCTCGCGGGGGAAGAGATCCCGCCGAACGGGGCGGCGGGTCAGATACTGACACCAGTGATAGTGACCCCGTTGGTTTCGACGGAGACTGGGACAGCATTACGGCCGAACTGACGGCGCTGGGGATCTGTGGAGGGGACTGGGATCGTGTTGAAGAATCGATCACCCTTCCCAGGCTCATGTCGCTCCGTGAGTACTGGCGGAAGGTGCCTCCTGCTAGCGTTATACTCGCTGCTAGTCATGGCTTCCTCGGTCACATGAGGGAGCAGGGTAAATCTGTAGGCATGAGCACCGGTGCTGCTGTTAAGGCTATCAGGGGCAAAGAGTTGTTCGAGTTCATCAGTGCACACGGTGGTGTGGTCAGAGGGTAAGGGTTAGACGATGTCTGGGAACGTAAACGCTACCTTAACTGCTGACATTGCTGCCTTCCAAGCTGCAATGAACCAGGCTGCTCAGGCAGCTCAGTCGTTTGCTGCTGGTGTTACAGCGTCCCAAGCTCAGGCTCAGGCTGCGTTCAACGCTACTGGTGCTGCTGCTACTAGGGCTGGTGCTGCTGTAACTCATGGAGCTACAGCTGCTGGGACTGCAGCTGGCGGCCTTGCGAGCAAGATTGGCGGTCTTGGGATTAGCGCTGACTTGGCAGCTAGGAAGCTGTCAGCTATGCTTGACGAGACGTTAGCAGGACGCTGGCGTCAGTTTGATGGTACGTTGGCATCCGTCGTTACCAAGATGCTGGCGGCTAACGCTGCACTCGGAGGGATGGTTGTAGCTGCCGGTGCTGCGGCAGGTGCAGTCGCGTATCTGGCGTACGAGTGGATTGCTACTACCAACGCAATCAAGGTGACCGCTAATGAAATGGTCATCATGGGTACTGCCGGTACCGATGCCATTGAGCGGATCAATGCTAGTATCAAGCACTCACGCGAAGAGTTGGATCTGTGGCCCGGCGAGACCCGGGATGTAGAGAGGGCTCTAGGTAATCTGCCTCCTGCTGCTGAGCAATTCAGGACAAAGATCCAAGACCTTGGCGTTGAATTTGCCAAGCTAAACAAACAGGATGTAGGCAAGACTACCGAGAAGCTTGTTGAGGTCTTTGCGAAGGGGAGTAAAGCTACTGAAGAGTGGGCTAATAAGTACCACCTGCTAGACAATCAAACAACTGCCTCAGGTCAAAGTCTCAAGCAGTACGTTGCTGATGCTGCTGCGGCTGGACATGACCAGGCGGTGTTTGACGCTGTCATTCAGGCAGCCGCAAGGAGGTTTGGAGAGTACGGTAGGGCGATCATCAACGCCGACATAGCACTTCGGCAATGGATGAGAGATCAGGCCATGCTTGGGGAGGGCGGTGCTCCTCTGGCACCTATGCCCGAGCTGCCCAAGATGCCTGATCTCAAGCTCGATCCTCAGATTCAACAAGAGCAGAATGCTGTCGACAAGCTGAACGTAGGTTTGAATAAGCGTCGACAGCTTACAATGGAGCTTGAGGATGCTAAGGCAGCTCTGAACCGTGCTCAGAAGGATGGCAACGAGGCGGCGATTGCTGCGGCAACGGAAGCTGTAGCTACTGCTGAGCAGAAGCTGAATGAAGTACATCTGACTACGGAAACTGTTGCTCACCGTGCGAAGCAGGCAGAGATAGATCTGGCAGAAGCTACTGCTAAGACTGCCAAAGATAAGGTAGAGATAGCACGGAGGAACCTTGCTGAGACTCTTGCGTACTACCATGAGGGTAGTGCTGAAGCAGTCGCAGCCGTCCATAAAGTTGCAGAGGCTGAGCATGCGGCGGCTACTGAGTCGTACCGCATTCAGAGTCTGAAGTACGAGCAGCAGATTGTAGATGCAAAAGGGAACGTAAGTAAGCAAAAGGCAATCTACGAGCAGTGGCTGGCAGACACTAAGGCCCTCTATGATGTGGACTCAACACAGTACCAGTCAGTCCTTCTGAAGCGTGAGGAGCTCCTCCACCGGCATACAGCTGCTGGCGTTGATATGACTAAGGAGGGTCTCCGCCAACAGATAGCGGCAGCAGACGGTAACTACAAAGAGCAGCTGGCGCTTGAAGATCAGCTCCTTGCTTACCTGAAGCAGAAGTACGGTGAGCGTAGCAAGCAGTACCAAGCAGAGGCTCTGAAGCGGATTGAAATAGCCAACAGGGAGGCTAAGCAAGAGGCTGCGATTGCTGCCGACGCAGCTAGGACACAGGAGGCTATTACACGGTCAGTAGACCGTATGGCGGCAAGGCTCCGGTCATTCCAAACCGGAGGTACTAAGTTCAGCCTACTGGATCTGTTAGGGTTCAGCTCAGCGGATACTAGCGCCTTCGAAGAGCAGCTTAATCAGGTCAAAGAGTCTCACGAAGAGGCTATGACTGCGATTAAGAAGCAGCAGGAAGATGCTGTCAACCCTCGTAGTATGGCGGCAGCCCTTGACGCTGAGAAGAAGGAGATGCAGTCTTTTGCGGAGGAGACGCAGAAGATCCAGCTCCAGGAAGCTACTGCAGTCAAGAGAGCCTGGCAGTCAGTATCAGACTCAATTGCAACCGAGCTTGGTACTAGCATTACCAAGATGGTCACCGGTCAGCAGAGCGCCATGAGGAGTATAGGGTCGGTCATTGAAGCCACGATGAACAAGATCATCACGTGGTCCTTGAAGATGCTCGGCCACTGGATCATCGACCGTCTGAAGGAGGTAACTGCTACCAGCACGGCTGAGGCAGGTAAGACAGCTGCTACGGCTGCAGGTACGACAGCCCGAACCGGCATTCAGGCAGCTGCAACTTCTAAGGAGACTGGAGGATTCCTGTTCAGACTGTTCAAGTGGATTGCCACTGAACTTGGGATGACGGGAGCTACAACGGCAGGGACTGCAACTAGAACAACTGAACAGTCAGGAGCTGATGCCGAAACTGCCATGGCAACGTCAACAACTGACGTGGCAAGGGCGGAGTCTCAGGTAGGCGTGGCCGCTACGGGAGCTGCTGCATCTGTCGCTGCCATTCCTATCGCAGGAGCAGCCGCAGCCCCTGCAGCAGCAGCCTCTACGGTCGCAGCACTCCAGCCGTATGTGGCTATGGCCGCGATGGATGTTGGTGCATGGAATGTCCCTCGAGACATGGTGGCTCAGATCCATAAGAACGAGATGGTTGTTCCTGCTGACTTTGCAAGCGGGCTCAGAGGGCAATTACAAGGTACAGGACCTCACAATCCCATTGCGTTGAACTTCCAACCTAACATCTCTATGACTGGTAACACTGGGCTTAGCCGCAACTCAGTCCAGAACATCATGGCACACGCCTCTCAGCAGATGTACGGGTACATGAGGAACGTGTATAGGAATGGTACTGTGATGTTGCCGGGGAGCCGAATGGGATGAGCCTTATCTGCTTTGAAAGCTTTGACCATTATGGTAGCATTGACGATATGCTCCTCCGCGAGGGGAGACTGAAGTGGTCAGGAGGCTTCAGCTTTAGCAACTTCGTGGATGGTACTGACACCAGATTCAATTACGGGCAGGCTCTGTACTTGTCGAGCATTGCATCCCTTTACGGTCATGTCAATGTGAACCTTGCTGGAGGAGTAGTAGGCTTCGCGGCAAAGCTGGACACGGGCGTGAGTACAGACCTGTCAGTACAGTTTCAGGATACCTTTAGTAACCCTACCAATCCAAGAAACGTAGCTACTGTAGGGTTCACAGGTGGGAGCGGCCAGATTTACATTGCCGACTACCAGAACCACATAGTAGCTTCCACCGTCAATGGAATCTTTGCCTCCAATTCATGGTTCTACTTAGAGATCATGGTTACGGTAGGATCGGCTGCAGGCGGCGGTAAGGTCTCCGTCAGGATCAACAACCAGCCCATACTAGGCATGATCGACGTTCCGGGTAACTTCCACGATCCAGGAAACCCTCCATCGACTCCTCCTGCAGCTATGTCATTCAACAGGTTTATCATAGCTGGAGGGTATGCGACGATCGACGATCTCCACGTCAATAGCACTACAGATTCAGACCCAGGTGCTTACGCTAATAATTCATGGGTAGGAGACACCCGAGCTCTAACGTTGTACCCGTCATCTGACTTTTCGGTCCAGTGGACCAATCCTCACATGCCCTACTTTGACTATGCCACTCCATACATTCCAGGAGGCAGCTGGGGACCTGGAGGAGGGAGCAGCCACGTCATTAACTATGTCGCGATGAGAGCTGCACATACTGGTACCCTTACAAGCATCCACGTGTTTGTGATGACAGATACTATAGCTCGAATAAACGCGGCTCTTTACACTGACTCGGGAGGCAACCCTGATAACTTACTAGTCCAAGGGACGGAAGTAGTGAATCCTACTGCTGGAGACTTATACATACCTATTAGTGGGATGACAATCGTTAAAGGTACTGTATACTGGACGGCTATTCATTCTGACGTGGGTGTATCTCTGGGAGGCTTTGGTGACGTAAGCTACGTTAGAGCAGCTGAGCAGTTTGGTGTTGCATACACAGGGTCTTTCCCAGCATCGGCAGCAGGAGGTGGTGCGTATAACGGGATTGGAAGTCCCGGCATCGGTATGATCTCCACGATGAACGCTCAGAACGTGAATGAAGTAGTCTTTGATGGGGACATGACATACAACACGTCGATCACTCCAGGGCAAGAGGATCTGTTCAATTGTGACTCCACTATTCCAAGTACTCTGAACATCATCGGCATTCAGGTGATTGGAGCGTACAAGAAGGACGATGCCAACCCACATACAATGACTCAGCATCTTAGGAGCGGGGCAACAGACGCTGCAGGTACTGTGTTCACTCTGAACTCCAGCTGGTTCTACACGTCAGACATCTATATACTCGATCCTGACACAGGAAGTAATTGGACTGTGTCAGGCGCCAACAACATCAAGATAGGTTACAAGCTGGAGACGTGACATAACATCCAGATCATCACAGATTGTTCATGAGCCGTTAGGGTACAGGATATCTGGTGCCCGCGCTACTCAGATGTTCTTTGAAGCCTGGGTGGAGGTCATTAACGTATCTATAACCTACGCGGGTCAGGTCTTTGCTGAGGTTCTCTTCTATACCCCTCCTACAGATAGGACGTACTGCTCACAGATCTTTGCTGAGGTGCTGATTCCGTCCGATCCTCGTGTCTTGATCCCGTTGTATCCTGCTCCTCCTAATACAACTCTACCTCCAGGGGATTTTGCAGCTGCTCCGCAGCTGATGGGGTTCAGTTATACAGTGTTCAAGCGACCTACTACAAACTCAGGTGTGTATCAAGGTCCCTCTGGCCGGGAGATCAGAGTCCTATACTACGATGCAATCATCTGGCAATGGGACCTTCACTATGAGTACTTGCCCGATGATCCTACTCAAGTCAATCCGGGGACTACTGAGAGTGACTTCCACACACTAGTGGCTTTCTTCCAGCAGACGCGTGGAGGCCAGCTACCCTTCACGTTTTATGACCCTGACGACAATCAGGTGGTTGGAACTCGTATTGGGGAAGCAGATGGTGTCACGCAGGAGTGGGTAATAACCAGAGAGTACGGCGCAGAGTGGAAGGAAGTTGAGCCTGTGGGTTATCTCAGCTACACTCCTCCCAATTCTTATCAAGTACCGTACGGTCCTGAGCCAGCTCCTCCTAATCAGCCAGTAGTGTACTTAGACAATGTGGTAGTCGATCCGTTGACTTACGAAATCATACGCAATGAGCTGGGCAAGCAGACACTCCGGTTCCATCAGCCTCCGGTTAGTGGGCTGATTACAATGGACTTCCACTTTGTGTTCTTCACTCGGTTTGCCGATCTGATCTATGACTTTGAAGAGTTCATCAATAAGGTCTGGTCAGCACAGAAGATCACCCTCGAGTCAATGAGGTCATACGTCAGATGACTCTACCTATCTATCCCGATCTGAACGTAGGGTTCAGTGTAATCAAGCGGTCTCTCACTGGCGCTGGCGTTACTCAGGCCGCCAGCGGCCGTGAGACACGTGTCAGCTATTGGACGTTCCCCATGTGGGAGTGGGACCTAACGTATGAGTACTTGCCCGATGATTCAGGAGGCTGGCAGTCAGGCAAGACCATATCTGACATCAAGACGATAATGGGCCTGTACGGTCAGGTAGGAATACTTCACCCGTTCCTGTATGAGGATCCCGACGATAATCAGGTATATCATATGGGGATTGGTACTGGAGATGGGATAAACACACAGTTCATCATTAACCGTACTTACGGTGCAGGAGGGTTTAGTACGTGGGAGCCTATTGGGCTTGTCAACGAAGGCCATCCCTTTAACGTCTACCTGGACGGCGTTCTCCAGACAAGCGGTGTAGCTCTTGATGCAACAATCACGTATCTCCAGAAGCTCAACTTTGATACCCCTCCAGGTCCGGGGGTGATTGTTTCTGTGGACATGTACTACTACTACATTGTTCGGTTTAAGGATGGCAGCCTGGAGTTTGAGAAGTTCTCCCATAGGCTATGGTCAGTCAAGAAGGTTACCTTGATGAGCTTGAAGGACCAGATCAATGCGTAGTGCTACTACAACTATGATTGCCTACCTGAACAGTAAGGAGCCCTTCTTCATTGCTGACCTGTTTAGTATACAGATGCCTGGCTACGGTCTGAGTCTGTATATGACCAGCTTTGATACCGATGTTATCTTCGGTCCTACCACGTGGTTAGCTCAGGGGCCGATGTTAACACGTACTGGATGGGCAGTGAAGAACACGATGGAGGTCTCCCAGCTCACTGTTAAACTGATGTCGTCCGGAGCTGACTGGAACCCAGGCAACATCAAGCAGATGATCCATGAAGGGCTGCTAGACAATTCATTCATCACACTGCAGCGGGCTGTGATGCCTACTCCGGGAGATACGTCCTTAGGGTTGATTGATCTGTGGGAGGGTATGGGAGGTAAGGTTACTGGAGGAGCCCGGGGAGTTGAGATTACTTGGAGTAGTCGGAACGCGAACATGCTCCAACAAATGCCCAAGAATAGGTACAAGATCAAGTGTCTGTGGCCCCTGTACTCCGTAGGATGCACCCGTTTGGCGAGTGCGTTCACATGGAACGCTACGGTGGATCACGCTGACGGTAGATTCATTCACTGGACAGGTGATCCTACTCCTGGCTTTCCGGATCAGCTAGCTCAAGGGTACGCGACATTCTACATGGGGGCCGCAGTCGGCCAGAAGCGAGCTATAGATTGGGCAGACGGCGGAGGCGTCATGCTATCTACCAATCTGTATACCGAGCCTGCTAACGGAGACACCTTCTGGGTGACATTAGGATGCGACAAGACTGAAGGTGCTCATGGATGCGGGTTCTTTAACAACCAGCAGAACTTCAGAGGGTTCCCTTACATCCCACCACCAGTATTCGCTATCTGAGAGGAAAACTCGACATGGCCGTTGGAATCGCACCACCCAGAACAGCTAAGATAGAAGGACAACCGCCTCCGCATTTGCCGGCGATGGAGCCTTTGATGCTTCCGCTCACTCTAGAGATGGAGGAGTACCAGCGTGAGTTGGTTGTGGAGGAAGCCAAGAGCTGGGTTGGCACGCCCTACTTACAGCAAGGTGACATCAAGGGGCCGAGCGGGTGCATTGACTGTTCAATGATCCTAGTGAGGTGCTGGGTTGATACAGGCGTAGTAAAGCCTTTCGATCCACGTCCATATTCGCCCAGCTGGCACCTGCATCGTGATGAAGAACTGTACCTCGAATGGCTTCAGACAGTAGGTGTTGAAGTGGAGCATCCACGCGCGGGAGACGTAGTCTGCTGGAGGTTTGGCAGGTGCTTCAGTCATGGTGGGATCATGATCAGTAAGACCCGTGTAGTTCAGGCTTCAATGGCACACAAGACTACTTACATAGCAAGCCTTGATGAGCCTTGGCTGAAGTTCATGAAGGACGGTAAGACTCTCCGTCCTCGTAAGTTCTTTGACATTTGGGCACGCTTGCGCGAGCATAATCCAATACCACTACGGCGGTCGCGTGGGAGTGAGAACCTCTAATGGCCGGACTGTTTGGTACAACTTCTAAGTCCCAAGCTCAGCCTGACTATACGACTATTCAGGTCCAGACCAGTACTGCTGGTATCCCTATTACTCTACTGTGGGGAACTAATAAGCTGGCAGGCAATCTGATCTGGGAGGGCAACTTCATTAGGAGTAAGAGTGGTAAGGGTGGCAAGGGAGGGATGTTTGGAGGTAAGAGCGGTGGCGTAACTTATCACGCTTCGGTAGTTCTAGGACTGTGTGAGGGTCCTGTTCAGGGGTCCGCTCGTGTCTTTATGAACTCGACAGTGACCTCCATGGCTGCCATAGGCTTTGTTATCCTGCTTGGTACTCCTGATCAGGGACCTTTTACTTTCCTTGAACATGGTCAGGCAGAGGCTTACGCTAACACTGCTTATGCTGCCCATGCATACCTGGACCTTGGGTCGGCTGCTACGTTACCTGCAATCAACTTTGAGATAGTAGGAGCATTCGCAGGGACGGTCCCTAACACGCCAGACGGGTTTGACCGGTCTCATGACGCGAACTTTGCTGACATCATGAAGGACTTCATAGGCAATCCGCGTTACGGTGTGGATCCGTCTATGATGCCGTTCATTGACGATGATAGCTGGAACGGTTACCATACGTACTGTCAGGCTCAGTCCCTCATTGGCAGCCCCATGATTGACACTCAGGACCAGGCGTTAACTGTCATACAGAGATGGGCTGCTATCACTAACGCCTGGGTCTTTTGGGCAGGCACAAGAGTGAAGTTTGTACCGCTAATTGACTCATCCGTTACTGACGGTCTGGTAACATATACACCCCCTCTAGCTCCTGAATATGATCTATCTTATGACGACTTTGTCTTTGATTCTACGTCTCCAGACCAAGATCCCATCACGTTTGAACGTTCTGACCCCCGTGACAGTTATAACCGGGTTGAGGTAGACTGTCTGGACCGCAATAACTACTATGACTCCAACCCTCAGTACTTTGAGGATCTGGCTTCATTCACAGACTACGGGTCGTTGCAATCTCAGATAGTATCTGGGGCGAGCGACATCTGTGACCCTATTGTAGGACAGGTGATAGCCAACCTCATTGGCAAGCGTTCGATGGCTGTCCGCAATACGTATTCATTCAAGCTGGGCTATGCATACGTCCTGCTGGAGCCAGGAGACGTAGTCACTCTTACAGAGCCTAACATGGGGCTCGATAGGTTTCCGGTTAGAATCACGGACATCTCAGAAGACGACAAAGGGAACCTGGATGTCAAGGCAGAGGAGTTCCCTACTGGAATAGGCATTCCAGCTGTGTATGCGACAACAAGTGCCATACAAAATGCTGGCCCGGATATGTATGGCGATCCTGGCGACGTCAATCCGCCTATGATCATTGAGCCTAGTCCAACTGTTACTGCTGGACAGCCTCAAGTATGGATTGGGGCTAGCGGCGCAAGTCCAAACTGGGGAGGTGCGAGAGTCTATATCAGCCGTGATGGTGTCAACTACGTTCAAGCAGGCGTCATTGAAACACCTACTCTACAGGGTACTCTCACTGCCGATCTGCCTCCACATGCAGATCCAGATACAACCGATGTCCTGTCTGTAGACACTACAATGAGTCAGGAGTCTATATCCACTGCTGTGTCACACGCAGACGCGGACGCTTTCACAACGGCACTTGTAATTAACGATGAGGTGCTCTGCTACGGAGCGGTATCAGCGACAGGAATATATACTTCCAACCTGTCTTATTTGCGGCGAGGGACGTACAGTACATCTCCAGCTGACCACCCATCAGGCTCCATAATGAGCCGCATTGATCCGTCGGCTGTAGTTAAGTACACTCTACCTGCAGACTGGGTAGGTGTCACACTATACGTGAAGCTAACTAGCTTCAACAACTTTGGTCACGGCTTGCAGGATATCAGTGGCGTTACAGCCTACACATACACTCCTGTAGGAATAGCTTACAACATTGCACCTCCTACCTCGGCTACACTCACTGTTGGTAGCATAGTCCAATCAGATGGTACTATCCTGCTTCACATGGACACCTCTTGGGTAGGTTCAATAGGCCCAATGGTTGGCAGTTATGAAGTGCAGATGTCCAACGACAGCGGTGCTACTTGGACTGCTTCTGACGTTACTACGGGGCCGAGTGCCACAACTTGGCGTCTTGAACCAGCGGTGGCTAGCACAAATTACCAGGCGCGTGTAAGAGCTATCTCACAAAGTGGCCTAGCATCAAGTACTTGGGCAATGACTGCTGTAGTTAACTCAGGAGCTCTTGGTGCAGGTGTAGCAGTTCCAAGCACTCCTACTACACTAGTAGCCGTTCCTGGTACTAACCAGATAATCTTGACCTGGAGTGCTAACCCGCCATCTCAAGGTGTCATCTCCTATAAGCTGTACAGAGCTACCGGGCTAGGCCAGCCGTTTTCAGCTGCTGTACTATTAGCAACTGTTGCTGGAGGGACTCTGACATACACTGACTCAGGTCTAGCCGGCGGATCGACGTGGACGTACTTCCTGTCCTCCGTGAACGGATCGGGTGAATCGGGCCATGGTAGTGGAGTGAATGCTACAGTTACAATACCTGTATTCCAGAACAAGTTCACTCCGTACTACAGCCTGCAAGCTCGTAAGCCTGCTGCCAACGAAATTCTGTTCAGCATCCCGATCGACTTCAGCGTTCAGTTCTCTGCCAACTTCAGCGGCAGCCGTGGTGATGTTGACGGTACGGCAGCTACAGCGGTCGTCAATCTGGATGTCCGTAAGAACGGTGTCTCTGTAGGAACTGTCACGTACCCTTCAGGGACCGTTGGACGAAACCTGGCCACTTTCAGTACAGCAGGCGGACTTATTGTCAGTTATGTTGCAGGTGACGAGCTGTCTGTGGTAGCCCCTGCATCTCCTGACACCGGATTCCAAGGGTTCAACTTCTCCCTAGAGGGACTAAGGTAGGCACATGACTGGCTTCACAGATAACTGGGCCAGAAGGGTCCTCGATCATTCTACTGGCAAGACTAGCATCGGCACTCTGCCTACCATCTATATTGGGCTGTTTACAGTTGCCGGTATAGATGCTGGAACAGGCTTTACAGAAGTCACTGGAGGCTCCTATGCGCGCGTCGCTACAACAGGCGCAACATGGAATGCAGCAGGAGCTAGCGCCCCTAGCACGGTGAGTAATGTAGGAGACATCATCTTCCCTCCATCAACAGCATCCTGGGGATCAATTGTAGCCGCGGGAGCATTTGATGCTAGCACTGCCGGCACCTTACTGTGGTGGGACTATCTGGGACTCTTCTCCTGGCTGCCATTCACGTGCACGTTGGCATCTCCTGGTGTCATTACAGCTCCTGTACACGGATACGGGAACGGTGATACTGTGGTAGTGAGTAACGAGTATGGAGGCATCCTACCTGCTACTGCAGGCAGCTGGACGGGCTTGCTTACCGTAGCTGGAGGGACTGCTGACACTTTCACTGCGGGCGTCAATACTACAGGCACTGGAAGTGGGAGCGTAAGGAAGGTAGGAGCTATCACAGTAGGCTCAGCGGTAACTCTCCGTCTTGCCGGAGGGGCTCCTGGCGCCCTTCAATTGACTCAAGCGTAAGGAAGCTCATAGATGGCCTGGACCTTTGGTGACGGTTTTGATGTATACACAGCTGCGGCCGATGAGTTCGCGGGCTATTGGGATACCGGCGGAGGTCTAGGTTTCGTCGCGGGTCGCTTTGCAGGCAGTCAGGGTCTGAACGTGTACAACTTGAACGGTACGGTCCTTACTAAGGCTAGTAACGTCAATGATGCGGTGCATCACTTAGTACTGTCATTCCTACTTCCAGGAGGAATTGGAGGGGCAGCCCTCCCACTATGCTTGACTTTATCTGACGGGGCCACTGCTCAATGTACTGTAGAGTTCCGAACTGACGGTGCAATCCTGTTATGTACCGGAGGTCCGGGAGGAGCTATTTTAGCAACCTATACGGGCGCGTTCACTGTCTCAAGCGTGTGGTACGCCTTTGAAATAGAAGTGGTGATCAACAACACTACTGGGAGCTTCACGGTCAGAAAGAACGGCAATCCCAGTAACGACTTCACCTTAGGAGGCCTTAATACACGAGGAGGTACGGCGAACAACTACGCCAACCGTCTATGGGTTGGTGGACTGAACTTTAACCAGTGCTACATGGATGACCTTCTGTGGCGCTCAGATGCAGCAACAGTACCGTGGGTAGGAGATGTCCGATGCTACACAAGGATGCCCTTCCAAGATGTAACAGTCCAGTTCTCCAAGTCGCCTGCTGCAATCACATACAACGTAGGTGCAGGAGAGGGGAACAGTGGTGGCTCGGGTGCTAACCTCATTGTCTTCTCTCCGTTCACAGCGCCTTTAAACATAGCAGGGCCGTTACTGAACTTTCAGTGCAGAGCGTTTACTTCTCAGACCGGTCATATAAACATGGCAATCTACGATGCTACAGGTACTGGAGGGGCTCCGGGCAACCTTCTTACTAATGGTACGGCAACTGCTCTAACCAATCCAGGAGGTGGGTACAGAACGTATACCTTTGCTACTCCTCCAACTCTGACTCCAGGTACCCGATACTACGCCGCAATGACTGGAGATATTGGTCCTAACTGGATGGGAGACAATCCTCCTGCAAACCCTATCTATCAGTTGGCCCAAACGTACACAGGTGCTTTTCCTGCGAGTGCATCTGCTGCTACTGTTATAGGAGGGTCTCCGATCGGCTACACCAGCATCTACATCTCGGCAGTTCCTATGAACGCTTCGCTGGTATCTGAAGCCCATCAGGACGGTGCCACAACCTACGTATATGATAACAACGTGGGTGACTCAGACTTCTATAGTATAGGCGCTATCTCTATTACGCCTACAAGTACTATCTGCGTTACAGTCAGAGGGTTCATGCAGAAGAGCGATGCAGGGTTTAGGCAGGGAGCGATCCAGATGAAAAGCGGCAGTACCACAGTAGCCACCCCTTCACTTAACCTCACTAACGGATGGCAGTGGGTGTGGAGGACTGACACTGTTGATCCTGCCACCAGCACAGCATGGACTCCTACTGCAGTCAATAACTTACAAGTAGGCCCAACAGTTGTAGCCTGACAAAGAGGGAACGTCATGCAAGTATTTGGAGACGGCTTTGATCTGTACAACGATGATGCAGATGCTCAGGGCTACTGGGACGGCAACCTGATAAGCAACAACTTCAACCAGAACGCAGCTAGCAGATTTGGAGTTGGCCAGTCTCTAGCATCAGGCGGTGGTACGGGAGCCGGACTGTACAAGAGCTCGGGCGCTAATGATGCTGTCCATCACTTTAATGTAGCCTACATGCAGACCGCTACCGTAAGCGGTTCAACAAATGGTTTCATCATCCAGATTAGCGACGTTGCAGCTGTTCAATGCACCGTACAGTTCCGAACTGACGGGGCTATCACCTTGTGTTCGGGAGCAGCTGGAGGTACTGTACTGGCCACTTATACAGGAGCTTTCACAGCTCCTAGTGCTTGGTACTCCTATGAGATCGAGGTAGTGATCAATAATACGACAGGGAGCTTTATAGTCAGGGCTAACGGCAGTCCCAGCAACAGTTTTAGCGCTACAGGCTTGAACACCAGAGCGGGCAGCGCAAACAACTACGCTAACAGGATAGCTCTTGGAGCAGGAGCTTTTGTAAGCAACTTCTTCATCGACGATTTCCTATGGCGATCAGATCCTACCAGCGTACCCTGGATTGGTGATGTACGATGCTACACTCGGATGCCTACTATTGATCAGACAGTTCAGTTCTCCAGAGGTCAGTCATCCGTTCAGGTCATACTTAACGGAGTGTCTGGTGTTGTCCCAGCTACAACGATCAATACCATCCTCTTCGTTCCTTTCACATGTCCAACTAACACCACGGGAGCTATATTATCTCTGGTCAACAGCATAAATAGCAATGTGACAGGCCATGCAAACATGGCGATCTACGATTCTACGGGAACTGGAGGAGCACCAGGTAATCTGGTCACTAACGGTACAGCTACTGCTGTAACCAATCCCCTTGCAGGTAATGTCGTATACACTTTCGCCACGCCTCCTGTTCTAACTAGAGGAGGCTCCTACTATGCTGCTCTGAATAGTGACGTTGCAATGGCTCTACAAGGGCCTAATACTGTCTCTGCAGGCATGTATACGTTAGCACAGACCTATACTGGAAGCTTCCCCTCCTCTGCTGCAGGTGCAGCTGCAGTAACACCTCGTACTGGGTGGACTTACTTGTTCTGCAACGTGGTACCTCTGAATGCATTCCTTGTTAGTGATGCTCCTCAGACCGCCTTGACTACATACGTGTACGACAGTACTGTAGGTCATGCAGACTTCTACGGCCTCTCGCCTCTGAGTGGAGTGACTCCGCCCTCGTCAGTGATTGCTGTGACAGTCAGATCTTACATGCAGAAGTCAGATGCTGGATTCAGACAGGCTGCTACACAGCTCAAGAGCGGTGCCACTACGGTAGCTGCTCCAACAATTACTCTTACAACCGGCTGGAACTGGTCAGCAGCCAACTACTTGAATGACCCAAATACAAGCGCTCCGTGGACCACTGCAGCTGTAGACGCAGTCCAGTTCGGTCCCACTGTAATTGCGTAGTGTAGTATAGTCAGTGGCCAACACCACTTGGAGTACAACGGATAAGACCGCCAACGTTACGTTGAGCGGTACGAACAATCTGACTGCTACCGCCTCTGGAGCAGGCGCCTGGGTACGTACTATAGACAACATCGCCAGTGGAAAGTTCTACTGGGAAGTTCTTATGTCTGCCTGGGTCAACGGCAACACAGGCATTGGCCTTACTAATGCTAGCTCCACTCCTAACGTTTGGAACGCCACCAATCTTGTAGCGGTATTTAACAACGCTACAGTCTATCGGTCAGGGACCCAGATTGCTACTGGACTGACTGGGACTACGTCTGGCGCTACTATGTCCTTTGCGCTGGATGCGTCCGCAGGACTCCTCTGGATCCGAGTTGCTCCTGCCGGTAACTGGAATGGTAGCGGCACTGCAAATCCTGCAACCGGAGTTGGAGGACTCGCGGTTGGTACTGTAGCTGGTGGTCCTATTGGCTTCCTCCCAGTAACTGAATTCTCGGCAGCCTCGGATGCATGTACAGCTAACTTTGGTGACACTGCGTTCAGTGGAACTGTCCCATCCGGCTTCACTAGCGGCTTTACATCAGGGCTGGGGCCAGCGACTAGCAACATCGTTACGCAGTCCTCAATCGAGGAATGGGGTGCTCCTTCAGATGCTAACGTAACTGCCGTTGTCACACAGTCGTCCATTGAAGAGTGGGGGATCATCGACCCTGCTCTCAACTATGCCCGTGTCACGCAAAGTTCGATCGAGGAATGGGTCCCTGTTGAGGGTGTCCAGTTCCGCAGTTCAACACTAGGACCAACAACTAACTCCACAACAAACGTCATCGCACTACCAGGAGGAGTGCTTGGTGACCTAATCATTGTCGGCTACACTCAGACCGTTGCTATAGGAACCGTTCCAGGTCCAGTAGTTACGCCTCCGGCAGGCTGGACTACTCTCTTCAACGTCAATGGTCAAGGAGCCATCTATAGGCTTGTTCAAGCCGGCGATCCGACTAGCATCACACTTACCTCCACCATTAGTAACACATGGGCGTCGTGCGCGCTCAGGTATTTCAACGTTGATCAGACCAATCCTATCGACGTTAGCAATAACTGCATAGCCTCTCAGGCTGCCAGCGGCACCTTTGCTGGTTACTACAACGCTCCATCAGTAGCTCCTAAGTATCCCAACGACAAGCTGGTTGGGATATGGATGATCAGTACTACGTTCCCAGGTGTGCCAACATTACCGACAGGATTCGTTCAGAGAGCATTCACTAACGGTCAGGGGATTATTGCTGCCGATAGAACGCTTGTAGGAACTGGACTAACAGGGAATCAGTTTGCAACCTGGTCAGGCACTGGTGGTGTTCTCTACACTGGCGTACAGATTGCCATCAAGTACGCTCCTGACACAGTTGCAACTCCTCAGTCAACACCTGCTACCTGGGGTGCAGCTTATGGTACCACGGGCAGTGTAGCCAGTACTACAATCCCTCTCAGCCGTCTAGGTGCACGTACTGGTGACCTAGTCTGCACCTTCGCTATCCCTGCAGCAGGTACAACTATCACTACACCTGCAGGATACACCCGGTCAGCTCTCATCAATGGCGCCTACCTCTTCACTAAGATCTATGCAGCTGGCGATGCTGACCCTGTCTATACCAATTCAGGCACAGTCAACACCACTACCTCTACAGTCTGTATCCGTGCTGTCAATACTTCTGGCGTCACGCTAGATCAGGTACTTACTGCTGCAGGTACTGGGTCATCTCCCTTTACTGCTACGCTACTCCCCGCAACTCCAGCTAGTCCTAGCAATTATGTTCTAGTCACTTACCAGAGTGCTACAAGTGGTGGAACGATTGTCACGCCTGCGACACTAGTAGGTCAAGGCTCCGCCAACACAGGTAACATGATCTGGCTAGGAGACGTTCAGCCAGGCTCGGTCCCTACGCCTTCGTATGTCGCGACGTATAATGCTGGAGTGGTTGGTGCCTTCAGTGGCATTGAAGTAATCGTCAGTGTACCGTCGGGTTATACCGATATCCGTGCCCGTGTAGGAGCGGGCAGCAAAGCTCGTGGAACAGCTACACTTACATCTGCCTACACAGACATCTTAGCTCGAGTCCAGGCAGGTACTCAGAGCAGACCTCGCGCAATCTCGCTCTCCGCTACTCAGGATCAGGTTACACAGGTAGGAGTCGAACACTGGGCTGCAGGCCTGCCTATTGCTTCAGTCACGCAGGTAAGCGTAGAACACTTTCTCATAAGCGGTGTCCGGCCGGCTGAGGCACTTACTCAGGTGTCCTTGGAGCACTGGGCAACAGTTACTTCGATCCCTACAAGAGAGACGGTCACGCAGGTTTCTGTCGAGCATTGGGTCAGCTTGGCCGCTCCAGTCTCGTCAGACGGTTGGTTATGGGTCTGTACTTGATGACTCTCCAGAGGTAGCCCCATTGGTTTGTTTCCTCCCTAATGGGGTTACAACGTAGGTCTGTCCGGTCACCTCGCTGGACTGATCTGCGGGGCGAGAGCCCAGACGTGCTACAACTAAGGGAGCGCTAGTCAGATTAGCGCTCCCTCTTTTTCTACGCTGCGTTATGGTGTGAGGTCCCTACGATCAAGTTCTGAAGCTGGCAAAGGACCCCATACAGCCTCAGGTTCTGTTTCTGCCCAGTCTGCATCAATTGAAGCATCGACAGGATCTGCGACAGTACGTACGTCACTCGTGGACGTTCCCATTCCATTTCCGGGTGGAAGCAACTCCGGCTTAGATGCCAGTAACTCAAGGTTGTACCTGCTAACTCTGATCGCATCAAGCACGGCGCTGTTAGGTACATGCCACTCCGTTTCACTATCAGGGCGGTAGTCATAGGGGAACTCCTTTGGGTTGCGATAGATACTCCAGCGCCTGCCCACATCGGCCTCAGCTAGGAACGGTATCTGCGTTAGGCCCCATGATGGCGCGATAGATTCCAGGCATCTGACTATTACGTATTTGCTGAAGCTTATCAGCTCAGGGATGTCTGGACACTCGAACATGACCTCATCGTGTACTTCATTGCACGGGTACACTCCGTATGGCTGTAGTATGGGAGCTGCCTTCATTCCACCGTGCATGCAAATGTCATGCGAGATGGACTGGTGAGGAAAATTTGATGCCTCATTTTGTAGGCTATTCAGGTTCTCCCTGGTTACAAGCCAGTGCCGTTTTCTGCGGCCAAAAATAGTAACTAGGTTCTGTCCCTTCACCGGAGCGTTCCTACACTTCTCCATGAATGCCCAAGCCTTAGGGCTCCTATGAGACCACTTGTCAATGAAGCCCTGTGCTACCCTCATAGGTAGGTTGAACTCATCAGCTATGGAAGGTGCCTGACGACCATACACAATGCCAAAGTTGACAGCCTTTGCTCTGATGATCTGCTCATATCCTTCGTAGGTCTTGTCCCTACCACGAGCGATCCACCCCGGATAGAACTCTTCGGCCGTCTCATGGTGGAGCTTGCGTCGGCTACCAGGCGCATACACTCCAAGCAGGTAATCATCTCCGGATAGTACGGCAAGGGACCGGAGCTCTGCCTGGTTGAGATCAGCCTTAATAAATACATGGCCTGGCTGAGCCATGTACATTCCTCTAATCTGAGTACCTCGGGGGATGTTTTGCATATTGGGACCGCGACTTGAGAGCCGTCCTGTCCTAGTTCCATGAAGTAGAAATGTTGGGTGAACTCTTCCGTCGACATTGAGGTTCCTTTCTAGACTGGTCACATAGGTACTCTTTGCCTTCGACGCCTTCCGGAATGACTTCAACGCGCTGACCGCTGGGTGGTTGGGAAGCATATCCAGCACTTCCCGTCTGGTACTCCTGTCCCCGGCCTTCGGCTGCTTGATCTTCAGGACATCCCAGAAGAGGTGTGCTAGCTGTAGTGGACTGTTTGGGTTGATCTCACCATTGAGTCCAGCTCTTGCCGCTACTGCCTGCATGACTGTATAGGCCTGATTGATGTCTAGCTGCAATACTGTGGACTGATGCTCCATCCTATTCTTGCATACCATCATCCCTCTCATCTCTACCTGATAGAGGAACTCAGCTGCTGGCATCAGGGTTTTGGTATAGAGCTTTTCCATGATAGGGTCAGCAGCCACTCGACCTCGCATGACTCCGAAGATTTGTAGGGTATTGCTTGTATCGAGTGCAAGGTAGTGATAGAGCACTGGCCTGGGAACGACCCTGAAGCTAGTCTTCCGATTAGGCAGCCATGGTTTGAGCATGTGCTTGTAGTCGGGCGCACCGAGAAGATCGTTCCCGAGTTGCTCGAGATCATGGATTCCGCCTTGCTCATCAATTGTGTAAGACAGGAGCATTGTATCATCATCACACCTTGCCTCTTTCCCTATTTCACGTCGCATGAACCGCATGTCGAACTTACCGTTGTGCCATATGAACCTGGGCCCCTTCTCACGGAATAGCGGAGCTAGATACTTGACCAGCTCGCCTGGAACGATATACACCAGCGAGGGGTCGCTGCAAAGGCCAACAGCCAGCACTTCATCAGTGAGGTGATTGAAGCCCCCTGTTTCCGAATCGCACGCTATAAACTTGTTGTGTTTCAATAGGTTACACATCTGCGATATTTGGAACTTGTTTCTTATCACGAGCCACCTTGGCGTTATCTCGCGTCTTTGAGGTCCACCGTCCAATAACTGCGAGGCGTAGCGGATGTCCTCTTTGTACAGACGATAGTTTCCAGTACCCCTCAGAAGTGCTGCCGGGTGGATGACAGGCAACAGCCCACGCGATGAAAGGTCGCTCCTTAAGAGCTGCCCACGTATTTGCGTGATCTTGTAGCCATAGTTCCCAGTCAGTGAGCGTAATGCAAAGTTCCCCATCGCAATCACTAAACGGCGGGGGAATTGTAACACCTGCTCGCGTAATCGCATTGAGCAGGCTTGAGCGGCTCTTTGGACGGTGGCGAGATTCTTTTGTGTGTCCTTCGTCCGAGGGGGTAGGCACTGACATGCGTTGAGAATTAGTACGTCCTGCGGATCCCATTGTGGCATCTCCTTTGCTAGAGTCTGCCAGAACACTTCTCCTGATGGCCCTACAAGTGGGATCCCATGTTGGATCTCCTGTGCTCCTGGAGCTTCGCCGATGAAGACTATAGGGCTTTGTGGGTTGCCTCGTGAGCCTACCTTTGGTCCACCGTAAGGGCAGTTAGGGCACTGAGGGCGTTCTGTCGGATATACGATTGGCGGTCCAGCCAGTTTCATGTTTCCTCCGGAAGAAAATGACGTAAAGATCTAGCTCTCCTGAGTGGTCCCCACCTGTCTTTCAGCCCCCGTAAAAGAGGGTTTCATGTTACGGGAGCCTAAGAAGCATGTGGAATCTGGAGGGCAGCATCCTTCCGAGATGTTTGTACTGGTGAGAACTGTGTCCAATTCCGCACTAACATCAAGTTGGCCAGAGTCTCAGGATGGATGTGGGATGTGGCGCCGGCCCACCAATCAAGCCGTGGTACATGAGTCTTCTGTACTTTGCTGATCTGTTGACGGTGCTGTCCCATACGGATTGGGACCGCTGAGTCAATCCCTAACACCCCGGGCAGATGGCAGCACTCCAGATCATCCTCCATATCGTCGCTGAACCCCAGTAGATGGATAAACGGTCCGTGCTTCCGATACGCCAAGTGCATATCAAGGGTATCCCAGATCCACCTCGTGAATTCGATGCGCGACCCCAGCAGCTCTACGATGTGTCTAGGGATCCCCCAACAGCCTACGCCTTCGATGTGTCGTAGCTCCCACGCACTCTTCATGAGCTCGTCCATTGTGGTGCCCTGTGGTACAGCCATGTATGTGGTCTTGTGGAAGTCAATGAACTCTCTGTATTGCTCAGCAGCGGTAAAGCTCAGCTCCAACGTGTAGTCAAACTCACGGATCACATCTGGGAGTACAACGACGTTGGAAGGAACGATCTCAAGTGCGCGACGCATTGTACGAGCATCAACAGGGTGGCCAAGCTCAATGATAGAGTTGTCCATAATAACAAAGGCACCTCGGGGTAGGAGATCCTTATATTCATGAGGCTTATCAACGACGTCATGAGCAAGCAGAAGATGATACCGTCCAACAACTTGTTCACCTAACTCGCGGAGCGACCGTAGGACTTGTGGTGGGGCTACAGGAGCAAACTGGGCCATGACTAGATCAGTTCCTTTTCTTTGGCGAGCCACATGGGCATCGTCATTTCCTTTGAGTTCTCGTCCCACTCGCACTGACTCTTAGGCAACCAGACCTCTCTGGCACCGTCGTAGAAGTGGTAGGCTAGTTTGGTCTCATACGGTACTACTAGCTCACCGCTAATGTCAACCAGATCGCTCTTCATTGGGGTTGTTTACCTCCTGTTGCGGTTGATGATGCTGAAGAACTCCGACCGGGCAGCTGGGACATCCCTGAATACCCCGCGTACGCAGGAAGTAGTGGAAACTACTTCTGGTGTGTTGATACCTCGGCACGCCATGCAGGTGTGCATCGAGTCGATCACGCAGATGACGCCCTTGGCTTTGGTATGCACGTTCAGAGTATCCGCGATAGTCTCGCATATGCGCTCTTGCATTGAGGGTTTGGAGGTACTGACAGCATCAACAAGACGGGCGAGCTTGGAGAGCCCTACCACCTTACCATCGGGGATGTACCCTAAGAAGGCCGACCCTGTCGCAGGCAATAGATGGTGCTCACACATCATCCTGAAGGGGATATTGGATTGCACCACAAGGCCGTGGATACCTTCGGCTGATGGACCCTCAAACATCTCGCCCAGTATTTCTGAGGCTGAGAATGGCTGATTGAACTCCTGCAGATACCTGAGTACTCTTCTTGGAGTCTTCTCATAAGCCTCCGGTGAGAGGTTGTCTCCGTAGACAAACTTCAGCAGTGACCTAATGTCCTCTTCGGCTCCGTGTCGAGGAACTCCCGGTCCCGGATGGGTTGTGAATGTGATGTTTACGTCATCCATAGTGGTCACCTTACTTCCCTTTCTGATTCCCCCAGAGCATAGCATGCAGCTGTGGCAATGTGGTTGCGTTGACAAGCTCGGGACGTTTCAGCGTTTCATCAACAAGCCACGTGTAGCTCTTCATGACTTCGTGGGTCATGAGGAACGGAGAGGTGCCGCTCGGCATCACAGGAGTCCCTGCAGAGAGGAACAGCCGTACCATGGGGTACTTGCGATGAATGTGCTCAGCAAAGTCAAGATCATCCTCTGTGAAGATCACGACCTTGAAGTTGAGCTTGTCTCTCAATGTCAAGTACCAGTCTAGTGTAGGGTAGGATATTTGGGATGACATGCCCGAGCTTGGAGGCTTTGGTGAACACGTGACTCTGTCACAGCTGTGTAGCCAGCCTTTCCAGAACGCTCCCTGTGTTTCAACAGTCACCATGAAGTCGTCGGCTTGGAGCCTTTTGACCAGCTCGTAGAGCTCCCAGTGGAGAGGATCGCCTCCACTGAGGGTCACCCATTTGGCATAAGCACTGTTTGGTAAGTTGCTGAGTGTGTTTAGTATCTCGTCCTCGTCCAGCCGTTGGGAGTTGTTGTGTATGAGGTCCGGATCCACAGCATGCATTGAGTCGCACCAAGAGCATCTGTAAGAGCACCCGGCGAAGCGTATGAAGTGACTCGTCTGTCCAATGAGAGCGCCCTCGCCTTGGATCGTGGGTCCGAATATCTCGGACACGAGGAACTTCTCAGGCATCGGTACCTCCGACACCAGTGTTGTTGCTCGGGGTAGGGAAAATGGCCACGCTATTTGGCGTCTCCCAAACATACAGTTTTGTTAGGGTGACGTTAGGGTGCTGTTGCTTGATGGGCTTGGCGAGTCTGTGGAACCAGAACTCAGCAAGGTGCTCTGCAGTTGGGATGAAGGGGACGATGAGTATCTTCATTTGGTTGCGGTCTTTAACTTCAGGGATGAAGTTAAACCCCTCTTCTCGGCAGATGTGCTGAGCAGTGTACAGGTTAGCTGCCGTCACAAAGGCCGACAGTATGGGGTCTTCTGCGTAGAGGCAGAGCCCGTGATCACAGAAGTCATGGATCTGGTTCATCATGAAGGACTTCAGGAACCCGAAGTCCATCACCATGCCGCTTTCGTGCCCGCTCTTTTTCAGTTCGTCCGATCTGACCTCTGCCTCAATCACGTATCTGTGACCGTGCAGGTTCCAACACTTGGAGCCATGCGTGGATACACGATGACCCATGTCGATCTCTATCGTCCGACGGATGCTGAACATGTTGCCCCCTGTTACTTGTAGATCTTTGCCCTCACTGCACAGTCCTTCGCCTCCAGGAGCTTTCTGAGCCCCGCTGTACGTTCAGGATTTCTGGGCAGCACGTTAACCATCCAGTGGGCTACTTGGCCGAACTGCATGGAGACGGCTTTCAGGTCTTCTCTCAGATGGTCGAACTCAAAGAACTGCAGAAGTGGTTCTTGCTCTGGTGTCATGCTGCGTACTCCGTCGGGTCGTAGACGTCGGCTTTGATGAACGCCTCCTTACGAGCGATACAGGTGGGGCACTCGCCGCAATGCTTCTCTTCCCCTTTGTAACAGCTCCACGTCATGTCGTAAGGTACTTTAAGATCGTAGCCTTCAGTTATGATTTGGCTCTTAGTGCTGTGGACGAATGGAGCTACCAGGCGTACTTTGTGATAAGTGCCAATGTAAATAGCGTTAGCCATAGCCCCGATAAACTCTGGAGTACAATCGGGATATGCCCAATTATGGGCATCTTCAGCATGCGCTCCAAACCAGACTGTGGCAGTTCGTTCATCAAGGTCGCCCTTCATAATCCATGCTTGGGCTATACTAGTGATCCGACTGAGAAGTTGTCCGTTCCTGAACGGAACGTAGGTAGGAGATATACCTTGGGACATATCGGAGTATGACATGTGAGGGACTGTTGCATGTATGTCAGTCAGCATGCTTTTTGGTGGTGCAACAATGTCTGCGATGATGTGCTCAATGCTGTAGTGATCACAGAGCCGCTTGGCGTAGTCCGTCTCCTTCAGGTGACGTTGTCCGTAGTTGATACTGACGGAGATGACCTCTTCTTCCAAGCCGCTGTCCTGGAATGCTTTCACAAGAGCAGTAGAGCTATCGAGCCCGCCGCTGTGGAGAACATATGCACGGTGCGTTGCCGTCATCATTTTGTCTTCCTCCAGGTAAAAAGAAAGGAGCCGCCTTTCGACGGCTCCAGTTGTAGGTTAGCCTTAGACGCCGGAGAAGCCAGGAGCTTCTGAGCCACCGCCAGGAGGCAGGATGTCCCTCACGTTGTTCCTGTTCTGGCCCTCGTACTTGCGGATGTCAACGCGGATCCGTGCACGGGCACCAAGCAGCCTTCCTTCGTTGGCTACCTGCTCGGGCGAGAAGCGCGGGGCAGCAAGGAGCTCTGCCTCGTACCCATCGTCCGTCTTGATCCGCGCAAGGGTCCGCTTGACCCTTGGGAACCCGCCCTCGTTGAACACCGTGTGGTAGAAGAACTTCCTGCCGGAGTGCTCTCCGTCTTCCACCTCCCAGATCCACGTCCACATGGGGTTGTTGGACCGCTGGCTGAATCCAAAGTCCAGCTGTGCCAACGCAACGTCGTACAGCCCCCTGGGCACCGGCTTGAAGCCGGAGTCGTCGACTTCACCCAGACTCACATACAGGGTGTCGCCAGTCGCCTCCGTCCCCATTCCAAAGCTGTCTTCTTCAAACGTACCAGTACCACTCATGGTATGTTGCTCCTTTGCTAGCGCCGTTCAGGCCTAGCCTTAGAGGTTACAGTTACTCAGCAGCAACTCTCACTGCTGAGGTAGTTGGTTGCTTCAACAGCCCCGTCTTGGTTAGGATATCGAGCATGGTAGGGTTGTCAAAGTAGTTACCGCGGAACGGTGTTAACCTACACTTCGCTGCGTAGCGAGTGGAGGGACGGACGTACAGTCTCCGCGGCGCAGGCGCGTCGTCCGTTTCTGCTGTCCCTAGAACAAGGTAGCCTACCACATCCATGAAGCCTTGTATCTGGGAGCTAAGCTTTCCCGTCATCATGGGACTGAACAGCTGGCGCTTCAGTTCGTCTTGTACATACCCGCGCGCCGCCGTGAACAAGATGTGCATTGGCAGATCACGGAAGTTACGGATCATCCTCTGGATCATCACGTGCTGTTGACGATACTGAGCCCACTCAGCTGGCGTTACCTCCTCGTCCATCCGAGTGTCGTTGGTTACTCCTGTCAGTTGGTTCATGCAGTAGATCTCTGTCTCTGTCAGAGAGTCGATGATCACCGTTCTGTAGTGTCGTACTTTGTCCGAGTCCTCCATATCAGGCATGACGATCTTCTGCAGCCGCTTCAAGCGCAGCTGGGCTTCGTCGCTTGCGTCGTCCCTTATAGCACAATGAGCCTTCAGGTAATCGTAGATGCGAGCAACTGTCTTGTAGTCCGTAGCCTTCACAACGTCAATCTTCGTGAAGTCGTGGATCCCTTCTGGATCGTGTAGAGTCAGATCACCTCCTTCAGCGCTGATCATCAGCACGTCATTCATCTCGGGTACTGAGACTGATGTGCCACAGAGGTAAGTCTTCCCCGCACCATACTCACCGTAGAACAACCCCTTGATGTACGGCAGTAGTGGCCGCCTGGTGGGGATGATGAATGCTGGGCGTTGTGGAGTCCCTGCTGGTTGTGTTATTGTTGCCGTAGTAGGAGTATTAGTACCAGTAGCAGTACCAGAAACATTAGTAGGTCTGTTGACTTGTCCGCTACTTGCTGGAGCGCTAGTGGACACAGGTTGGCCTCCTGCAGCTTTGATGTTCGCTCCGGGCATCAAGGCCGGAATTGGATTCTGCGCTTTGGCCTGATCTGTCGAAGACGCGGCAGGTGGTGCGCCGTCTCCGGGTAACGTACTCTCTGACGCCATGACGTGACTTCCTCTTCTCTGTCTACTGTGGTGAGCTCAAGCTCATGTTCCCAGTCAAGGCCGCTATCCATGCCTATGCAAGCTTCACGGAACCCGCAATCCCAGGAGCAGTCCCTGGTAGGATTCGGGTATAGCGGCAGGTCCGGATTCAGCATCTCCAGTGTCTCCTGGAGGATCTTTAGGCCCTCACTTTCTATTTGGTTCTGGTTCCGTTCGATCGTGTCAAAGCGGATCAGCGAGTCGGCCTTTTCAGTCTCCTGACTTTGCAGGTAATTGAGGTACTGGATGTTAGGCGTCGGCGCTCGATTGACATCGCCGTATGCGTTCTGTAGAGCCTTACGGTATAAGGCGTACGTAGTATTCTGATTCTTGGCCACACTGAAGGAGGATGTGGACTTTAGGAAGGCTGGCTCATGTGGTACGGTCTTCTTGAACTGCATGTAGAAGAAGCCGCCGACAGGCATGTTGTAAATGTGTCTCATAGCCCAGCAGTAGGCTGAGATCTGTGGGTCAGTATCAATGTGTGACGTTTGGATTATTTTGGCGGTCTTGTAATCCCCTGGCCATAGTTGTCCAAGGTCATCAATAACCACCCGATCAATCGTACCAACGTATACAGCACGGTCGTAACCCCAACTACGTAGCAGGTCAGGATCAATAGGAATTGGGATCTGGAAGTTAACCTCCACCTGAGGGACACCGTCAATCTCCAATGTGACTAGGGGGTCCCTAGTTTCTAGCCACTCCTCGTAATACGCCATCATTCCCTGGCCCAGCTCGACTAGCTCATCGTAGTCCTGTGGAATTGGGAATCCTGGAGTACGTCTGCAAGCGTCTGTGAAAGCCATGAAGGCATCGCTCGGGGATGGGAACCGACGGTAGCCATGATAATCTTCCAAGGCAAAGTGGAAGCCCGTTCCAAACCAGAAGTACCCTGGCGTCTCTTTCTTAGTCAGGTTGTTACGATGGACATACCACCAGTTGAACTTACGTCTGCAACGCCTGAAGGTCATGCGGTCGCTAGTCCGCACAATGGCCACTCTATCAGGGAAGCTTAGTCCCTTAACTGGCTCAGAGAAGGTTTCCTGGAAGTCCTGGACGTCGTCCATCTTATACCTTCTGTTCCCTCATTGATAGCAACATTATATCATAAGGCATACAAGGGAATCAAGTGTCCAAATGATGGTCGACTATAAAATAATTTTGCAATGGTAGCACATTTACAGCTCATCATCTGTGAGGGGAGTAGATGTGCTGCTTGTCAGGCCAATCAGGATAAGAATGGTCCAGATTAAGATGCAGTACCACATTGGGCCTCCTAGTTTGGGGGCGTGTGCCGGAATCGAACCGGCGAGCCGTCTGGCTGTAAGACCTAGGCTCGCGAACCTGCCACGCCGTTATCCTTTGGCGGCTTGTAGCGCCTTACGCACTTTGTCGATGTCAGTCAGGAAAGACATTGCATTGTTGACCTTGGTGTCTAGAGCTGGGATCATCAGCTCAGAGTCTACTCCGCCGTTGTGACGTAGGTAGTAGATGTTTATGGGATCAGTAATCTCACCCCGATGTAGTCGATCTTCAGCCTGCAGGTTGTCCCATGCATCCCATTCGTAACCCAGGAAGACTCCCCAAGTGGCTGGCGTGAGATCGAACGACTCAGCATATCGGATGCTACATAAAGCGATTCCACGTACTTCCCGGAAGTGAGTAACTCGTTGCATGAGCTCCGTAAAGGACAATCCGCCGGAGAGCTGTATGATAGTTCTAGGATCAAATCCTCCCTGCACGAGGCGGCTGCGTATATGAGGCAGGGCCGCAGTGAATGGAGAGAAGACAACCATGTGCTGGTCCGAGGAATCGTCGAGGAGTTCGATAAGCCTTTCAATCGCCGAACCGTACTCAAGATCAGGATCCAGTATCTTAGGGGTTACAAGGATCTGCCTCAGACGTAAGAGCTGAGTGAGCACATTCTGCGCTGTGAGGATTCCTTGGGTCGGAAGAGCTACCATCATGTCAGTGGCGATTTTGTTGTACAACTTGAGCTGTGCTGGCTGAAGTTGGAGTACATTACTGTTCAGGTCCCGTATTTTTTGGGGCATCTGAGGTCTAACGTCTTTCTTGGTACGGGCAATCATAACATTATGCATGTCGCTCTTAAAGAGTTGTTCGTCCTTAGTCCCAATGATCTCCCAGCCAAAGATACCCTCCTTATCCACAATGCAGTACTGTTCTACAAACCTCCAGTAGGAGCTATACTTGGAAGGGGTGATACAGTTGAGCAGCCCCCAAAGCCCTGGAGGGCCTTTTCGCATCCCACTCCCGGTTGCAAGGAAGATATAGTGGGCACCTCGTGTGAACGCCTTGAGCTGACGGAAGTTCTTGGTCTTTCTGTTAGAGTCCTTATGAGCCTCGTCGCTAATGACGCAACGGTATAAGGTAGGATTGCACCAGCCGCTAGCAATGTCGTTTCGAAGGCTCTCACGGGTGATGATGACGAAGTTAGTTCCGTGATTGATCCAGAGCTGTCTACGTTGAGCTGCGGTACCGTATATGCGAATAGGAGCAGGGACACCCCAATCATGAGCTTGTCTGATCCACGCAACTTGGGCATTGACACCTGCTATGATGATGCAAGGAGTTGGGCAGTCGAGTGCACGCCACGAGAGGTAGACTTCCCCTGTCTTACCTAGTCCCATCTCGTCGGCAATGATCGCGCGCCCCTTCGCGACCTTAACAGCCCATTCAGCTGCCTCGGTTTGTGATGGCCATGGAGTTTGCATCATTTACATATCATCCGCATCCCTGAACCCACTGAAGATTGGGTGTCTTGGAGCATCTATTGTGCCAACCGGAAGATACTTATACCGAACGATTTTTCCGGTATAAGCTTCACGGTTAGCCCATATCTTTTGCCTGAGCTCATGGTCAAATCCACTCCCAATTCCAAAAACCCAGGCTTCATTGGTGGCATCTTGTACTCGCAGAGTGCCAAGCATTCCTGCAGGACGTTGACCAGCAAGGTGTGAGCTTCTGACGGTAAACCCTCTGGCGTCTCGAGTGGCGGGATTGTCATTGTGCATCAACTCCTCAAAGCCTTGGATGATAGCTTCAGAGTCGGCAAAGCGCTTCAACTTCCCCATGTAGCCTTCCTTTGGGGTACTCCTCCCTTGTTTATAGGGTGCGTGCGGATCTCGAATGATGACTCCCTCATATCCCAGAGTCACGAATGCCCCTTCAGCCCTCATGAGCTCTTCAGGGGTGGTGATGATACATTGCTGGACGATTTCAATACGGTTGCCTGCCCCTGCTGGGAAGTCGTAGATCCGTCTAGTGTGGAGCTTCCTTTGGCGTTCTACAAACCGATCTGCGGATGTGATGTCATCGAACGTATAGAACCTAACGTCTGGAGTTCCGTCGGCTGACATTACCCCTGAGGATGTCCTTGCGAACACGTTTAATCCGCTTGGCTCTCCTACTACCAGTTCGCCATCCAGACCTTCGTATAGCGGGTTACCAAACAGCTCCTGAGTGTACTTGTTCCTGATTGGCTTCATTGTTCTGGACAGCAGTTTGCCATCTTTGACTATGGCTCTGATGCCATCCATCTTGCCTGATACCCACAGAGCTTTTCCAGTGAGCTCCAGTCTCTCGGCGTAGTAGGATTCATCGGCATCAAACGCTAGCATGGGACGAAAGGGTTTTGTTGTCTCAGTTGTCATTCTGTGTGCTCCTTAGGGACGGATTCAAAACTAAGTACATACCAGGAGCCATCCTTCATCATCCTGGCACGTAGTCTCTGGTAAGTCATCTTCAGTTCTTGAGCAAGCAGACTAGCACATATGCGCTCGCCAGTGCGAGGATGCTTGACAAAGTGAGTATTGCGCTTGTGGATACCTTGCTCAGCCGGAGTCGACCACTTAACGTTGCTAGGGACATAATGTTCATGAGCGCTGATGCGATCAAGAGTGTGGCGCCAAGTTGGCTTAACGCCGACGCGGTTAAGAAATGCTGCATATGCTGCTTTCCTCCGCTGTTCTATAGGTAGAGCGGTATAGAAGTCAGGACGCCATAGAGCGTACACAATGATCCCACGCCCGCCGTACTCTGAGTAGCTGACATGCTTAGGGTTGTAGCACCGCTGCAACATGTTGTTCCAGCTGGTGTACGTCCGCTTTCGCAGGTCGGCCTTAGAGTTTTTACGGGGAGGCTTCTTGATCACGACTTGAGCTTATCACTGACGTAGACCTCAGAGTCTGGGCCTAGGAACTCTGCCATCATCTCAGCGCCGTGTGCCTCGGTCTCCACCGAGAAGATCATAACGTCGATCGACAGGCCTCCAGTATTTTTACCGTTGATCCGAATGAAGGAGTCGCGCGGATGCTTGCGGAGCTTGTCAAGGTTGTCGAAGCTGAGCCCTATGACAAGAATCTGTCTGCCATCGGGACCTTTAGCCATTGCTCTTATCATCGGCTGTCACTCCCTTGGTGTCTTTGACCCAGTGTACTTCGCCTGAGCTTTACTTGTGATCAGTACGGCGTTCGATTTGTGCATTTGCATGCTTGGGTAGTACTTACGACCGTCTGCGCAACTCAGACACCAATGAATCCCAAGAGCCCACCGTCTGGGGTCTACCAGCTGCTCGCACATCGGAGTTAACTGGCGCTTGCACGTTTCCCACTCTGGCTCCTCCGGGTCGTAGTAATCCATCTCCATGGGTGTCCCTCACCTTCTGTTGGCGGATGCTATGACAGATCAAACACCGCTTCCACGTTCTACCTGATTGGGTATGAGTGACGAGTGTTGTGTTCTTCTCTGTCAGCAAGTGTCCGTTGCGGCACCTCATCAGTTGAAGTCTCTCCTGGCAATATCAACAAGCCTGGTGTACCTAGCATTGGAGCACGAGATACCCTGCTCTCTGAGCGAGTGCAGACCTGTGACAACTGCTACCCGAGCAAGGCCCTTTTCCTTGATCATGTTCAGGATTTGATCGTCACCAAAGACTAGAGGTCTTCCTGCTCCAGAGGGGTAGTTTCTGATCCCCATTTCCCCCTCTTCCCTTCCTTCGGGGTCTGCGTACTGAGGAAGCTTCCGTCCGCTACCTGGAGGCCTTCCTGGCCCTCTCCTGACTCCTGGTGTCATTTGTGTGGGGGAGTCAGGTGAATCGCCGGGAGTTATCGCCTTAACCCAAGCAACGCAACTTTCCAGATCCTGAGGATCTACTTCACTGTGTAGCAGCCTGTTGGAGATATAGTGGTAGGCTATCCGATACAGGAAGTCCAGACGAGATCCTGATCTGAGAAGGTTCTTAGTGCCTGTCTCTGTGTAAGGGAGGATACACTTTTGCAGACCTTCAGGGAGCAGCCCAATGGTAAAGATCCTCAGTCTGTTCGTTACCTCTGGACCCATTAGGCTGATCTCTAGCAGATCGTCATACAGCATGTCCACGAAATCGTCTGTCAGCGCTAGGACAATAATGCCTTTCTCGTCCTGAACAATCTTGCTCAGAGGAAGGTTGAACGGAGACTCTTGCATTCCCTTCCACCACTTACGTGGGTTGATTGGACCAATAATCTTCCTGTAGAGGCTTGAGTCATCATCCCGATGCAGTGTGAGGTCGTATGCAGGAATGGGTTGATCTGCTGGCGTTAGCCCTACGCCTGTCGAGACGATATACATCTCGGCATCGTTAGACATCGCCAGTGGAGCTAGGATCCTGACTGATCGCCCTGAGTACATATTACGTGCTGACACTCTGGCAGGCTCATCTGAGATACGAGTGAGCCATTCCTTCTGCAGGTCGTCCTGCGGTAGCGGCTTCATTGCAGAGAGGGTTACCTCTAGGTTAGGCAACTCTGTCTTCAGAGCTGTGCAAGGAACAACGATACAGAATTCAGTTCTCTTGGCTCCCTCTACCAGACCATCCACTCTCCTGTATGCACCTTGGGCTGCTAGCAGTTCATCCCTTGACATCCTAATCAGGATGTCGTCTAGTGCCTTCCTTTGGTTCCACATCTCAACGGGTTCTGTGGACGCTGTGATGTAAGGACCTACAGCCCCACATCTCCTACACTGTACGTAGGTGGATGTAGACTTTAGACCTGCGATCTCCCCGCAGAATGGGCATCCGTACTTGAGCATTGTTAAGCTGCCTCCTGAGGGAATGTAACCCCCTCGCCGTGCTTCCATTCAAAGCAAATGCAGTCACCACCGTCAGTGATGATGACCCGCTTGGTGATCCCGACCTTAGCTGCAACGTTAGTAGTATAGTCGACAGCCTTGTTCATTGCAACCTTTGCGTCGGTGAACCTGATGATGTACTCGTAGCTGCCATCCTCGAAGAACTGGCACACGCTAAATTCCTTTCTGCCCGGCTCCATGATTGTCTCCTCTTGTTGGTCGCTTCGCTATTATACCATATTATATCATAAGGTTCTTTAGGTAATCTAGAGTCAAAATGATGGTCGCACAAAAAATTCTTTGGGAACAGTGAACCCGTGTTACGGGGCCAAGAAGACAGGTGTGGAGCACTCAGGAGATCCAGTTCTTTACGTGGCTTTCGATGTGCTTACAACGGTCCTCCGGGGACATGATGGGGACATAGGTAGTAGGGACTTCGAAGTACTGCAACAGGCCACGTAGGATAAAGTCAAACGTTAGCCGCTCGGCAAGTCTCGAGGTCCTCATTCCATCGTCGTGCGACAGGAAGGTGTGTAGCGGGAAGTAGAAGATGACCTTGTAGAACTGTAAGGCCCGATCCACCAGGTTAGCTAGCCACTTCAGGTCCTCGGCGGACAGAGCAGAGGAGCAATACTGAAGGGCATAAGCATGTTGGTCGATCTGGGTCCGATCTGTGATCATAGGCCGCTCAAAGGAGTCGGACATCTGGGTAATGTGGGCTACCTGGATGTTACGTTGTAGGATCCACCTCTCTAGGGATGATAGTTTGTCCTGATCGGTCTCCCGTTGAAACCCCATGTTCTTAAACACGTCACGCGAGGCGCTCGGTAAGAAGCCGTACTTCAGTCGCTTTGCTAGGAGGGTAGCCGTGGTGGTCTTTCCAGTACCTCCTGCACCGCAGAAGCCAATGAACGTCCCTTCGAGCTTGCGCGTCATTGTTGTTGCCTTATCCTACATGTCGTCCTTTGGATTCGTAGGTCAGCCGCTGGCTGTACATTACCTTCGGCGGGAAGATGATGTAGTAACATCCATGCCGGATAGCATCACGAGCGTGCTTTAGTCCTGCTGGATACATACCCCAGCTTTTCAACTTGACATCGGTGACAAACTGTTTGGCCTCACCAGCCATCTGCTTGTGATATGGGATGCCGATGGTGATGCACATGTTCTCAATCGCTCCTATCAGACGGGGCGTTAGGAGGGCCGATCCCATGTGTTGCTGGACTCGATGGGCGTAAACTCTATAGTCCTCCATCACTACCTCAGTAGGGAGGAAGGCTTCAAGCACGCGCTGGAGAGATTTCTGCGCTATGTTAGGGTCACCGGTTGGCAGGTGACTTGTATGTACTAGCTGGGTATGTTTGAAGACACAACAGCCTGTAGTCTGTCCAGGATCAAGACACAAGAGAACCGCTGGAGCGTCCCGTATTGAGAGACGCTCCATACGGTTCTGGTGCAGCTCAGCGAAGCTGATCACCGTTAGGTGTCGATATTACTCAGCAGCCGCCTGCTCAGTAGGGACAGGCTGCTCTGCAGAAACCGGCTTCGCAGGACCACCAGGAACATCCTTGGTGGCGGAGAAGATGATCTGGTAAGGCACGTCCTTCGAGCCATCCACCTTGAGCATGTTCACTTCCTTCGTGATCTGCCCACGGCTGATGCCCTGCCGCCAGCGACCGCGGATGTAGTCAATCCGCGACTGGCCGTTCTTCAGGAGGATCTTCGCTCCGTCCTTGGAGCCTCCCTCCGTTGCCGTCACAGCAGCCGCCTGAGCAGCAGCCGCCTTTGCAGCCATCTCGGCAGCCGCCTTCTCCTGGATCGCCTGTACTTCGGCTTCGGAGACGGTAGGATTCGTATCTGACATGGTAGTGTACCTCGTTGTTGAGCCGCTAGAGGGTAGCGGCGATTGGGTTGTTTTCTCTTCCCTCTGACGTCTATTATATAGGAGCCTTGAGATGAAATCAACGGTCTTTCGATGGTGGACCATCATTCTCTTTTTTGAGATGGTTATGCTCCTTCTCGTAAGCCATTTCATTGTTGGACATTACTCTGTACCTGTACGAGTTCATATACTTCCCCGGTAACATGACAAGGCCTATGTCACTTCGGCACCGTGCCTGGTTAGACTTGATATATAGCCCTAGTTTCCTGGAATTGTTGAGGACCTGATTGTCACCTAAGGTTTCCTGCGTCATAGCCCACTCTGTAATTTCCCCTGCATGGAATTTCCTATCAGGTGTTGCAAGATCATTTTGGCGACGGTAGTCACAGAATGCTCTTAGGCCGCTGAAGGTATAATCTGCCCCCTCAAAGGACGTTTTTTGGGTTGTTGTTATCGTACTGCAGATATCGTCCATGTCAGTTGAGGTGTAGCCAAGCACATCACCCGCTAGGCGTAGGACCTTCTCAAAGTGGGATAGCCTGAGATCTATGGATCTGTTACTACTCCAGTTCTCGAGTTCAAACTGCGCACGTCGGAGGAAGCGGTGGATGAAGGTAAGATGATGGGCCATCCAGGCCTCACGCCCCTCATACTTGTCCAGCATAGTCTGGACCCAAGAGCCGTCATATGGTCGATCATCCTTCGTCAGTTCAAATATAATGGCGCGCTGGAAAAGGTCACTGTTCATGAATATCTGCTGGATGGCAGTAAACGCGAAGGTCGCATCCACAGGTATCCTCAGAAGGTCTGCCGTAGTATAGAGCTGTCGGCTCTCTACGTGAGGATCCCGCTCGGTAGTAAGCCGGCATAAGTCGTCGCTGATCTCCTGACGGACAGGGCTCTTGACAAAGTGTACATTGTCATAAGCTATAAGGCCGCCCGTACTGGTGATGCTCGCAATCCAGTCCCTAAAGTCCTTAGGGGCGTTACGTAGAACAGGACGCCCTGTGAGGATAGCCTGACGCAATTCATAGATACTCGACTTGCCGCTTCCTGCTTCGCCTATCATGATCTCTACAGGAAGCTGTAGGCCGTTCCAACGAAGCAGCCATGGACTGATGTAGAAGAGTAGGGAAGCACATCGTCTCATACGTGGCTCTAGGTTTGTATCTTCCAGGACCCGATGCCACCAGTTGTCCAACGGAGGCCCTTCTTTAATCTGCTCGTCAACATGGTCTAAGGTACGTTCATAGTCAATGGCTTCCACCTGATCTTTCTCAAACAGTATCCCGTTAGTCCCATTGTCTACTAGAGTGATGGGGCTTTTGGGGTTAGGTGAGACTGCAAAATATTTGCCATCGCTGGCTTGTATAGCCAGGCCATAAGGGTTCATTGGGTCTTCGGTTTCCGTGATCAGGCAACGAACCCGCCTAGGCTTAACCTCCAGTATAGGAGGCTCTCCAGCATACTGTGCCCCTATGTGGGCGTTAAGTTTCTGGTCTGATGAGTTCAGACCAAACTCATTGTACATGAACTCCCTGAAGGGCTTGTTGATTGCACTGTCAGGTGAGCTGCCAAATATCTCTGCAGCCATCAGGGAGTTAGTAGGCCTATGGAAGTAGAACAGGCGGCGAGTAGTTCTTTCCCTCATGCGTTGGCCCACTGCGTCAAGCTCGCATATTGCTACGGTGGCCATCTGATCGTGTTGCTGTCGGGTACTGTGATACGTTAAGGAGCTACTGAAATACCCTTTGACGTCGGGCATCCTGGGGAATGCATTGGGCTCATCGTGTATCCTGGTTAGGAGGTCTTGTAGGCTCTTAGTACCTATCGTTTGGATGTAATCATCCAGCCCCATCTTGAGATCAGGGTGTGCATTAGGCAGCTTGAGTAGTTTAATACGGCCGCTGGGTATTCCCATCCTCTTAAAACCATACCCCAGGGATGCAGCTGCTAGTTGGACCTGAGACTTCAGATCCCCCTTGTTGTCCGAGTCAAACACTATAACAATCTTACAACCGTATGTGTTGGCGATGTTCTTTACCTCTACTATACCCTCAGCAAGCTGGTTCAGGACTTCATACAGCTTGTCCCTGTCCATATTATGGACTGTAGCTGTTATCTTTTTGTCGTTTCCCTTTTGGCCGGGCTTATAGTAGAGCTCTGTATCGTTGGCTGACAGCTCGATCTTGTTAGACTTCCAGCTGCTAACTCCTCCCAGCCCTACACATGGAATGAGGTTCTTTACGGCGCATGTTGCCTTCTTCTCACCCTCAGTGATCACGATCAGGCGGTGATCGTTGTGCTTCCTTATCCAGTCTTTGAGAGCAAGCTGGAAGTGAAGAGGAAAGTAGACGCGGTTAGCTGACTTATGGGGCTGCTTGTACTTGGCTCCGTTTTCTGCATCAGGGTTCAATACCTTAACTCGGTAGAAGTCGGTTAGATCCCCTTCCTCAGAGTCAAAGTAAGGGATGACATAACCCCTTGTAGCACGGCCACACAAGCAGGCGGCTCGCTCGGAGCTACTAAGGAACCTTATCTTCATGTCGGAGGGGCTGAGTCCAGACTTCCTTAAGTCAGTGAGGACCTCTTCCGGAAAGAACCCGTGAATTGCTGTTCCCCTATTTGCATCCGCATCCGTCCCATCATCGTGTGAGCTTCCCTCATCTGACATAAGTCAGGTTTCCCTTCCCATTCATCTTTCTGTCATCTTAACTACAGACCTCTAGCCACACTCCATTTGATGTGACTAGAGGTTTGGAGGGATGATTGGCTAGTCTAGTCTGTAACCTTCAGCAGCTGCTGCAATCTGCTCAGCAATGTCGGAGCTGGCACCTCGAGTACGGAACAACTCTTCCCACTCCTCAATGGAGATAGGACTTGCTAGGGATAGGACAGTGTAGGTCCTGTACTGTCCTTTAGGAGTTGTCACTGACAAGTACTCCTTCTTGATCTTCTTCTCCCTGATTAGTGCTTCCAGCACGGGCCTCCAAGTCTGAGGGCGAACTTGAGGACCGATACCAACGTGTAACATCGTTGGAGTCAGCTTGGGGTAGATCGTTAGGAGGAACAGCATCTTCTCACGCAGTAGGAAGTCCTCAGGCGTGATCACTTGAGTGGTCGTGTTACGAACTGCTGGGGAGAGGAGACCCAAGGTCTCCACATCCAGCAAGTCAGGAGTGGGGCTAGTGTTAGTATCCATTTCATTCTCCATTGGTTGAGTGCTCCAGCTGTGCAGCTACCGCGTCTGCAGTTGCTCGTTTACTGAAACGTAGCGTGACCACTTCTCCTTCTACAGTGACCTTCGCTAGCATTTCCGCGTCCAGCAATTCTCTGCATAGATCGGCACTGATACGTGTGGAGATAGCCGTAGTTAGCACCGCAACGTAGTTCTCTCCTACAGCCTCGTCTTTGTTACCCATGCGGGCCTTGATGGCTGTAGAGTAGAACTTGTCATAGAAGTCGCCCTCGCTCTTCTGTAGGCGATACTTCACAGCCTCGTCCATCATGTGACTGAGGGTGGCGTTGCGTATGTCTGGCACTCTGTACTTAGGTGGCATTCTCATGTTTCCTCTTTCATAGTTGTATTATATAGTAAGTACACAAGGGTAATCAAGAGGGCTTTTGATGGTCGCCCAAAGTTATTTTTAGGCCCTTCAGATGAGTCAACTGCTTCTGGATCTTTTCTGAGGTATCGACCTCGACTGAGTTGGGTCGGATCATACCCTTAAACGTGTCTGCCTTGAACTTGCCTCTGGGCTCACCGTCCACCATGAGGATCATCTCTACATTCGGCTGAAGCAACATGGAGGTGATGATGTTAATGACGGGAGGCTTTTGCCAGGCCTTTTGAGTCAACGTATCTACCCGGACAAAATGCATCTTCAGATGTGGCATGTAGTCAATGATCACCTTGGATCTGTCTGGCCTTAAGGATAGAGGGACGGGTTCTCCCTCAGTCATCCAGGTGTGATAGACACACGTGTATCCTTTGCAACTACCTGGACGGGTTTTGTAGATCTTGCAACCGCCATTGCAGTCATGCTTGCACGTTGTGTTTTCTGCTTTACTGATCTCCTCCACCGCAAGTACACGGCAGCACTCTGTACATGTCCCACAGACGTTCAGGATCCTCTGATCAGGGGACCTCCGTACACTGTTTAGGAGCTGCTTAGCTTTGGGGTGCAGTTTGAGCTTCAGGGGTACTGTATCACTCATGTGGTTGGATTCCTACTCCGATCTGATTGAGACGCCGCTCCCGGAGATGTTCAACTATCACGCGCTCTATAGTAGCCCGAGATATGTTGATTGCCATTGCTATTCGCTCTGATCGCCAGCCAGCTCTTGACAGTGTGATGACCGCATCAAGCTTCGTCTGTCGGTAGGCACTAGGTCGCATGCGCTCTACTTCCCTCCCGCCTCATGCCACTTCTTGCTGAGCTCCCGGAGCCGTTTGCGGCACTCAGTGACCCGGCTAGTAAGGTTCCAGAACAGCATACGCTCTGTGGGAGCAATATCGTAGCACTGTATAGCGGCTTCTGTCGGAGTCAGGAGCTTATCGTTAGTCATCCGGCTGTGAACGGGTACATTGGTCTTCTCGTCAAACAACCAGATCAACCAATAGACTGGCTTGGTAGGGAGAGTTTCTCCAGGAGCCAGCTTAGGTGGGTGTTGTTTCAAGCGATCCGCTTCGTACCTCATTAGCGCTCTTACCATTGTTGCTACTGCCCTATGTTGAACTCATCTTCAACGTCGTTGATCGACTTGTTGAGTTGCTGCCCTTTGGAGTCCTGGACCATTGTGTGCCAGATGGCTTCAAACAGATCCTTGGCATCACCTGGACCCATATCGTACTCATCACGCAGTTCGTTGAGCATTGCCTTACAGGCTTCTTCCAGTGTCATGGGTTGTCATCCCTCCACAATGATGGCGATCAGGCTGGTTAAGGAGCCATCCTCACACGCTGGATCAAAGTGCTCACAGCCCTTCTGGTCTATGATGGCCTGAAGAGTTGCAGCCTCATTAGGGTAGCCTGCATCTTCCAGTATGTTTACTGCACTGACCAGAGCAACTAGGAATCGATTGGGCATGTTTACTTCCCTTTCCACATCTTGTCAATTGGCTCTGCGGCGCGCGCTGCTTCTTTGGCGTTCCAGTTCATGTGACGCTTCCAGTAGTCCATCTTCCTTTGGCAGATCGTGAGCTCATGTTGAGCTCGTAGTCTGTCTTGTAAGTCCGTCTCATTCTGGACAAAGAACGTGAGGTACTTGCTGTTACCGTAATGTCGTGCCCAATTGCCCACTGCATCTTGTTCATGATATGGCTTCGGTCTGCCCCGCTGGATACGGACCTCGTTGTCATCGTAGATTATGTACATATGTTTTGGTCCCTCTGCTATTATGATGTATTATAGCATAAGGTCTAATGATGTCACAAGTGTCAAAATGATGGTTGCCCATAAGATTTTTGCCTAGTTACTCAGTCTCCCACTGCTGCTCCACAGTACTTAACATATCGTTGAGGGACATTACGAATGCATCTGTCTGTTGCCTAAGGACGGACATACCAGGAGATAATCTTGCCATCGTAATCATTACAGCCACACTCAGGACGCTGAGAATGTCGTACGGTGTTTCGAGCTCTTCAGCCTCAAACCACTCGCCCATTTTATCGACTAGTCTTCTTCCCTGCTTGACGTGCTCAGCTTCTTCCATACTATTCGGTCTCCAGACCTTTCAGGATGTGGAACCTGTTAGTTGCGTTGTTGTAGTAGATCACCTTACCCTTGTGGGTTCCGTTATGTTGGATCTGGAGCCATCGCTGGAGCCACACGCCGTGTTTGCATTCAACCAGCTTGCGGTTCTTCCCTCCCCACGTCGCTGGACAATCGCATGCCCACTTGCCTGATTGGAACGGATCACCCTTTAGCTTGTACACTACTACTGGCTCCGGGTCGTCCCCGCCCTCGCTTCCTGCGAACTTGCTTAGCTCCCACATGTTTGGCTGGATCTGCTTGAAGTAGTAACTGAACACTTTCTGGCTTGTCGGCATCTGTAATTGCTCCTACCTTGACGTTACGACATCCGTAAAACAGAGGGTCGGCGTCATGTAAATCTGTATTGCTGATGTCTCCTGGGTCATACTGACCGCCCCATACCTCGACTGCCTCTTTCAGGTACTCTCTGAGGGTCGCCTTTGTGACGTCTTTATACCTGTAATCGAACGTGATTGTCACAGTGACCCGTTTGAACTCACCTGGAGTGTAGTGTTTGGTTGCCATGAGTGGTTGCTGCTCCTCTGCTCATTATGTGTGTATTATAGCATAAGGGCATTGGGGTCATCAAGTGTCAAAATGAGGGTCGACCATAAGAAAAAGAGGGGTACGAACCACTCACAGTTGGCAGGTTGTAGTTGTGAGTTTGCACGATGCGTACCCCTGAGTTAACTGGTTAGACTAGCTCTGCTTCTTGCCGCTGAAGGTCTTGACCATAGTCAGCCCCAGAAGACCGACGCCCATAAGGGCCAAGGTCATAGGCTCTGGCACCGCTGCGGCCTCGGACGATACCGTGCCCGAGTAGCTAGCAGTGAAGGCACCAATGGTCGTCCCGTCGATGTGCAGCGTCGGAGTCACGTTGCTGAAACCGAGGCTGAACGAGTTCGGTGGGATCAAGACACTCGCTGCAAGAACATTACTCGTCATCGTCAAGCTTTCTGGCGGGTTGTTGACATTAACCGTCAGGCCAGGTCCGCCGTTGCCACCAAACGCTGCGTCCGTGAACGTCCCAGAGAGGAAGTTCCCGCCGCAGCTAGCGACGCTGCTGATGCAGAAGGTGCCACTGTAGTGCTGGATGATGTTGCCCGCGATCAAGGTCGCCGCATCGATCGAGGTCGCGGTCAAGCTCATCACCGCCCCTGGGATGCTACCCAAGATACCGCCGCCGAGCGTAGTCAGGACGTTGCTGTAGCTGATTGTGGTAGTCGTCCCGTTGTCCGTCGCTGTGACGGTGTTTGACGTAGGCTCCTGAGAGAACCCTGTGATCAGGGCAGCGTTGGCCGTGAGTAGGGGAGTGAGGCTCAGTAGTCCTGCCAGAGCGGTTGCTGCCAGCAGAGTGTTGTGTCTCATGGTAGTTGCCTTTGTGTTGTGGCTGTTGATAGGCACGTCAGAGTAGTGATGGGTGGGGAGATCTGGGAGACTCTCCCCACCCACCCTGTAAGCGCTAGCCGACGGTTACGGTCGTCATTTCACGCTTGCAGACCTTGCGACCCTTCTTCTTCGCCCACAGGAGACCCAGAGCGGAAGTTGTCAGGATCAGCAACCCAGTAGGTTCCGGAACTGGAACCGTAGTGCAAGTAGCACCAACCAGAGTGCACAGCCCGGAAACGCGCGGTTGATCAAACTGCGTGAAGCCGAATGCTTGCCCTGGATTGGCGTTCGTCACGTCGATCCGAGTAATCACCTCGCCTGACCCTGGTACTGCTACCATAGTTAGGAAGTTCGAGCCATTACCCAGACTGTAAGTGAACGGGTTACCGAAGTTATCCGTCACTGTTACAAGAGCCGTACCAACACCGTTAGTCAAGTCGATGATGGCGTCAGTCCAAGCTGTTGCTGCACCATTCAACGTACCAGCACGCATCGAGATCGAGCTTAGCTGGTTGTCGTCAGGATTGTGGATTGGGTTGTTATCAACGCAGTTAGCCAAGCACTCAATCTTGGCCTGACCGCCGCTCGCTTGCGCGAGGACCTGTAATGGGCTTCCCAGCGTGGTAAAGAGTACCGACGCACCGGTGTGGTCCACTTGACCGTCCGTCAACGTAAGGCCGCTCTCACCATTGGTGAAGAGAATGTTCTCTTCGCTTGGCTGCTGCGGATGGTTCCCTAGTTGGAAGACGATATCGGCACTCGCTGGGGTACTTAATCCCAGTGTCGCCGCCAGTGTGATAGCCGTTGTGGCCATCAGGATGTTGTGTCTCATGGGCTTTAGTTACTCCTTCGTTCCCTCGAGTTACTCAGATACCGGCTGAGGGGATCCGGTATGTTGATTCTTAACCGCTTCAGCGTCCATAAGGAGTCGCATGAGCGGCATTGCGTCTTGGATCTCGAGCATGACGTCAAGTCTTATTCGCGCTTGGCCATTGTTGAGAACCGTGAACTGGAGCACTTCTTGAGGCTTTGGTAAGTGTGAGGATGCGATTGTCACCGCGTTCGTATGAGTGTGAGTGAGTGCGGGTAGATTTGATGTGTTGTCAAGATCTTTTGCTGTCAGCTCAGCCTTTGTTAGGCTGAGGATCTTCATGAGCTTGGTACGAAAGGGTGGACTTGGAGCTGAGGTTCCGTTAATCCAGGGATAAATAGTGGTGCGTCCCTTCGTGATGCCGAGCTTTGCAGTCAACTCAGTGGGAGCCATTCCTTGAGCCTCCATAGCAGCGCGGATCGCTGCCGCTATGTGGCCGAATCTGGCAATCTGGATAGGAGTTGCTGGCACTATGCAACCCTCCTAGCTACTACACGCAGTCGAGGAGTAGCCTGTCCGGAGACTAAGACGTAGTAGGCATCACGGTATGCTGCGCTAATGGTCTTCAGACCTTGCTGATGTCGTCCGTCTTTGCGACTGAACCAAGCCCATCCTGTGAACAATCGGACTTCGCCTTTACGTCGGTGTTCGTTCCAGTTGGCTACCTCTTCCCAGCCTACGTAACGGATTACTGCCACATCTTCTACGTCACTGACTATCTTGTCGCTGAACCACATTGTGTTTCCTCCGTGTTAGCTACTGTTTGTCCCTAATGCTGATCTGGATATCCCAACCCCACTTCTCGGCCGCCATCTTGATTCGAGCCGACCAACCCTTAGCTTGGCCTTTGTTAAGGACGTCTTGCGGGTACCTCTCTTGACGGAGGCATTCGCTACACAACATCTCAAAGGCGTCCTCTTCTGACATGAAGATCCGAGGTGTATTGTTCGGGTTCATGTTCACGTTGTGTTGTGTGGGCATTCTACGTAGCACCTCCTGGACAAATTCATTGGACTCCAGATTCTGCTCCTTAACGTACTGCTTAAATCGCTCTCGGCGGGCACTGAGGGTCTGGGTAGCTCTTTGGAGCTTGCGCTTCCGTTGCGGGTTCTTTGGGATCGGGATCTTACTCCACTGAGTCACAAAGCCTTGTGAGTCATCGTTGCTGTCCGACATGCTACTCACTTACCTCCTTTGTTGACTTTGTTGTTCAGAACATCTTGAGCCAACTTCTGCATTGCCTTACCCTTTCGCTGCTCGCTACTTGGGTTGTATCGACTAACCTTGACGCTGACGCAATGCTTCTTGGTAAAGGCTTGTAGAAGTGTTTCCATCTTGGTCTTAACGTCTCCTCGCATGATATGATCATGACAATCTGTTAGTGTGACCACGAAGCGGAAGTCCTTAGTCATAAGTCCCCCGTCGTTGTTGGTTATGTGAGGTTGGTATTTTCTTTCTATTATACTATATGGTCATAATGTCAATCAAGAGTCCAAATGAGGGGCGACCATAAAATTCTTTTGCTGTGTTCTGTCTAATACGGATACATCATCCACATTATGCCTGCCAGTATCCATAGCCCTGCCGTAATGGATCCAAACGCTATGTAGGTTGATCGACTCAGTTCGACCTTGTGGACTTCTCCCTTAGGGACTCTGACTGCTTTGCGAGCTGGAGGGAGTGCACTTCCCTGAGATGCAAGCTGTGCAGCGATCGAGGCTTGGATATGAGGCGGCATTCGAGCGATGTCATCGCCCATGATTCGATTGTTCTTTGCCATTAGGTTCTAGTTCTCCCTTTTACGGGGGTTGGGAATGAAGTATCGCGCGACCGCGATCCGGAGAGGGAGGAAGCGGACTTCCGCAATCTGCTTCCTCCCAATCATAGTTTGATCCGGTTACTCTTCTGTCTTCTCAGTCTCCGGCTCGTCGAGCACTTGTGCGTTACTCAGCGCGTCGGTTATGCGCTCGTAGGCCTCACACTGCTCCACCGTATCAGGGTCGGCCTCTGATTCCATCGACGTCCCTGTAGCACTTTCGTCTTCTGCCTCATTGACCTCGTTGCTCAGCTCCTCGTACTTCTCGTCAGTCAAGGCGCGGAGCTCGTTGAAGTCCTTCGCAGTAAGGAGGATGACGTACTTTGGCATTTGTGCTGTTACTCCTGTACTATTTGAACCTGTTGGAGAGCATAGGCGATCCGATCAAAGACCTCGTAGTCCCTCACTTGTGGCATCCTGGGTTGTCTTGTCAGATTTGCCAGTTCTGCTTCTTTGTCTTTGTCTTTGGGCTCTACCATCCACCCTTTCAGCTTCTTCTCCACGAGGGTCTTGAGTGCTTCGAGTTCTTCGGGCTCCAATGAGATCCAGTATTGAGGCATTGTTGGTTGTTACTCCTTACTCTGTGGTGACAGTAACGATGATCTTCTGCGGCCATTCTCCCGTCGAGTGGTCACGCAGATTCTTGAACTTCCCTTGACGGAGATACTGCGTTCCGATCAAGGTGTTCGGATCGAACATCTTCAGATCGTTGCCGTTGCTGTCGATCTCCTGGTACCTCACAGCGCCCTTCGTGACGCCTTCAAGTCTCAGTGTCGCTTTCATAGTCACTTGTTTGTTCCTTCTTGTTCTGGTGTCGATGTTAGGTACGGTTTGAGCTTGTGGTCTAAGTTGTTGATCTTCTCCAGCTCGGTGCTCATGTCACTGAAGTTCTCGTCTGACAGTGTAGGATCGGATAAACATGATTCTAGACCACACCGTGTGTCGTGTAAGGCACCTAGTAGGGTGATGAGCTCGTCATCACTCAGGTTGATGAATCGTGCTGTCGTGGTGCTTCTCCTTTCATTGGGATGTCTTCGCCAGTCAATGCACCATACATTGCGGCTATCTCGATGATCGTCAGCTCGATCTCAGTGGGTTCTATTTGGTCATCGAGGTCACGATAGTGACGAGGATCCTTCTGATATGCTGACAGAGTTATCTCGTAGTACGTGATTAGCGCACGTTTGATCAGATCCTGGTCGCTCTGTTTCAGATGTGCAACTGAAGGGGTGTAGGCTATGTTGGTGTTGGTGTTGGTGTTATTCACAGTCAAGACCCCTCTCGCGCTTATCTGCACAGCTGTTGCAGTACGCGTAGTGCGGCTGGATCTTTACCCAGTTGCCGCATCCACTGCACTTCTTGCGCACGTTAGTACGCTGCATTTGGTGGTAGAACTCGACGTCCTCTGAGGACTCGATGTTGTACTCACCAAAGTTATCGTCATAGTGTGGAGGGTATGCCATTAGTTGGACTCCTCTGTGCGCTCGATGCGAGCCAGGAGGTTGAGCTGTTTTACGGTAGCCGTACCGCACTCGCGAGCATCGTAGGCTCTGCCGTACTCTCTGCGGGTAGCCTCATCCATCCAGGTTGGCCACGCCTCGATCACCATCGTACGACCCCAATCGTCAATCGTCCGCATGAACTCCTGACCTTCCGGAATCTTGCGACCGACTTGCTCCTCGAGCCCTGCTTTGGCGTGATCAATCGTGTCGTACCGATGTACGTGCTCGCCGTCTTCAGCCTGGATAACTAGGAAGTAAGCATTCATCGTATTTGTCCTTTACTTGTTCGTGGGTTGTCAGAACGTCTGTGCCCAACGGATCGCCCGTCTGGCAGTCGTCTCAGGTGTTACTTTGTTCTTGTAGCATTGCAGGTAGTCGAAGTCAGGCAAGCCGTCGGATGTTAGCCCGTACAGCTTGAAGATGACATCGTCTACCTTCTTCTTCCACTCGTCGAACGTTAGACGTCTTGGCATTTTGGTTTTGTTCCTTTGCTGTTGGTATTTTCTTTCTATTATACATCAATGTCTTCGGTCAAATCAAGAGTCAAAATGATAGGCAACCAAAATTTGACTTGATCGGTTACTAGATCAATCCTCACGAGGAGCTTCCCACGGGTACTTCCCGATGTCGGAGCACTCTGTTTGGAAGTGGTTGCAATTGAAACTGTGCGTTTCGTCCGAGTACTCTCTGGCCCATTGCTGTCGTGTAGCGAACGGGATGCGGAGATCGTGGATCTGATACACCAGATTGTAGACCGCTTTCTCCTCAGACTGCATTAAGTGTCTGGACTCGACTGGAGAGTCGAGAGCCCATCTCGGGTTCTTCCGCATCCGCGGGAGGTCTTGAGTCTGTGGGAGTGGCTCACCTGTGAAGATGCTGTGAACTGCGGGTTGTGTGAACTGTTGATGACTTCCGGCACAACAGGAAATCGGGAGTACGGCGAGTAATGCCATACATGATGTAGTGGTTGGTCTCATATGCGGTGAAAGGGGAGCCTTTCGGCTCCCCATCTCCTTGGTAGTGTTGTTAAGCGACCTTCTGAACCTTCTGGATCATCTCCAGGAACGCCTCAGTAGTCATGTTGAGCTTGGAGGCCTCGATGGCTGCCTTTGTAGTATCGGCTGCGAACGGCAGCTGGACTACTGTGGAGTAACCCATTGGACTCATCGTCAGTGGGTTTGGACGTTTCGTCTGTTGAGTCAGCACGTTGCGAGCGTGTTGGTAGAGGATCCCCAGGTGACGGCTGATCTGGGATGTCGTGTACCCCCTGGAGTGCATCCACCTGATCTTGGCACTCTTGTTGGGCAGACTGTTGATCAGAGCTTGGTGGTTCTCTGACGGCGGATAGGAGGGTCTGATGTCTGGCATCGGGACATCCCTCGCTGGCACGTAGGAGTCTGTGCTCGTATGAGCCCGAGGACTCATCTGCTGGTTCGGATGGTCTCCAGTCATTCCCTGTGCGATCTGAGTCGCCTGAGGGGACTCCATCTGAGGCTCTTTCACTTCCTCGTTGGAATCAACCGACTGAGTCGATTGAGCAGCAGTAGGCAACTCTTCAGTAGGAGCTCCAGGATCAGTAGGAGGAGCCACAGGATCGGAAGTAACAGTTGTGGGGTTCTCTGGACCCACGGGAACCTCCGTCGTCTCGGTGGGAGGGTTGTTGGCATCTGGGTTCTCGCCCTCGTTGCCGTTGGTTACGTGTAGCGCCATGGTTTTACTCCTTACCACGGATGTTTCCAGGTCGCGGATGCGCCCGGATTGTTGAAAGGACCACAGTGTGTGTACTTTGTGATCTTTTCATACCCCTATTATATAGTGTGGTCTAGATGGTAATCTAGTGGCAAAATGATAGTCGCCATTCATTTTACCTGATGAGGTAGATTTGCCCAGTGACGACGGACTGCCTGATGGCATTTGTCAAGAGCGTCTCTCACTCGGGTGAGTTCGTCGTGAGCCACATCCAGATGGTCTTGATGGACATCGTTCGTCGATGGCGCCTCCTCTAAGGCTCGTAGGACGTAATCCATCGTCCGACTCATAGAGGCCCAATTGACAAGACGCTTGTAGGCGTCGAGGTCTAGGAGGATTTGGACGCCCTGGGTTGACATGTTTTCGTACATATCTTCAGTCGGAACGTCTTTTGAGTAGGGAGGCGTACCACTACCCAGACCGCTACAAGTAACGATTGCCATGTTGTCTTAGTGCCCTTGAGTTGGAGGAACTGGATCTGCCGGATTCTGTTGGAACCAAGCTGCCTCATACTGGATCAGGATCGTCTGATCGTCTTGGGATACGGTTATGTACGCCAGATGACCACCCGCGATTTCCTTCACAGACTGGAGGATCTGCTCTGGTGTCTGGTTGCTGACGTGCTCCATCCATTGCAGATCGCGCAGACCAAACCCGTAACCGGAATGATCTGGGAAGCCCAGGAGTTCGTGGAACTCGTCGTCAAAGTCAGGGTTGGAATCGTTCGTCATACTGTACGCTAGATCAATGAACATCGTGTTCGTCCTCCGTACCGTTAGATGCTGTGTCAAGCCAGTGATCGAGACGTTCGTGGAGTTCTTTACGTGGAGCACTGTATTCTTTGAAGTGCTCGTCGAACTGGATCGTGATCCGAGCCATTGCGCACAGGAGTACGTCGACCATCTCCAACATCTCAACAGGTGTGATGGTGTCGCTGTCCCCTACTATGGCTTTGTCCACTTGTTGACAAATGCCGGTGGCAATTTCGAATATTTCAATGTTGGACTTTGGCATTGTTAGTCTTTCATGTCATACGGTTGACGAAGTTCGACGTGATACTCTTTCCCGTCGACTATTATAGTACCGACCCATTGGATGTGGTCGTCATAGATCTCCTTGGGCTTCAGGGTCGCTTCCGCGTCAGGATCGTCCTTAGGATCTGTTTCTGACCAGAGATGTAAGTGCATGTTATTGGTCTGCCTTCTCGCTGCCGTACGTGGTGTTGGGCTTCCGTCCCGTCGTGGGATCGCGACCTTCGTCTTTGATCGCGTACTTCCAGTAGCGGCACATATCGTCGTAGTACTTCTGGATCACGACGGTCTCGTGCTCCGTAAACCCTTCAAAGGACGAGTGTGACGCTTCGTGATAGTACTCCTTGTGGATCCAGGATGGGATGTGACTTGGAGTAGGATCCTTCGGGAACGATGGGTCGAATGTTCTTTGGATCAGATAGTGGAGGTCTTCGGCTTCCTGTGTGTCGAGGCTGTAACCTACCATGAGGTCTTCGACGCTGTACTCGCGCCGATCCTCCAGGACGCCTGCTTCCTCCATTTCCTCTAGGATCGTGTATAGGCTTTCTGTGCTCATGTTCGGCTCCTTTGTTACTTGGTATATTCCGACAGGATGCGTAGGATTGAGTTAATCCTGTCTAGTGCAACATCGGGGAAGTAGGGTTCTTTCCTGACTGCGTCTTTCGCGTCAGACAGTAAGGGCTGGAGGCTATGGATCAAACGTGCCGTACGCTGATGTTGTAGGATCAAGAGGGCTTCTAGGTTCTCGACCGTATTGTTCATGTTACTTGGGATCCTTTCTATTATACTATTATACTATAATGTCGCTAGTCAACGCAAGAGTCAAAATTTGGGGCAAATTAATGTACGTCTGACTGAGATCGAGTAAAGTGAGCCCCGTTTTACGGGGGCTCAGATACAGGTGTGTAATTCTGGATTGCACCGATCTAGTTCTTACGTAGGTGAGTCTGGTAGAACTCTCCAATGTCGTCCAGGATCTGACGCATCGGATGGAGACCGTTGTCGTGGAAGTAATGCCATGCCTTACCTCCTACCAACATCCAACCCCAGTGGTCTTTACAGGTGCATCGGGACCATTCTAGTGGGTCGCCGTCGTATTCTTCCTGGGTTATTTGGATAGTTCTTAGGCAACCATCACATTCCAGTTCCAGTTTCTTACTCATCTTTGTCGGCCTTCTTACGTAGTTCGATCATGAGCGGATTGTAGATGTTACTACCAATCTCAGGCAGTTCGTAATCGTTCATGGTCTCAAGCGGGATGCTGAA